AGCCCGCATCGACGGCCTTAAAGAAGTCATCCTTCTTGTCGTCGGGAATATCAGCGGGGGAGTCGTAGCCGTGCTTCTTCAACTGCGCACGGAAGTATTCCTGATACTTGGTGTCTTCTTCTTTTAGTGCGGTCAGTTGACGATAGTATTTCTGGTGCAACTGATCGACCACGTTCACGAGACTCTTATATTTACCGACATTAATTCCACCTTCCTTCTCGCGAATCTTATATAACTTCTCAACGACGGCGATTTCCTGTGGAGTGCCGAACAAACGGGCGAGGAGCAGCGCATTGCCGGTGTGGTCGTTTTCGGCTTCGTTTTGACGGTAGACGCGCACCAACACGGCTTTGGGGATATCGACCGCTTCTTGGAGCGAGACATTCTTGATGGGGGCTTTGATAATACGGTCACCCCACTTGGCGATCGGGTCATTATTGAATCGCACGGACTTATCTTTATTGACATTTACATACACATAGTTGCCGTCAATCTTGTCCACGCGACCCGAGAATCCGGCACCACCCTTGACGGCAAGTCCAGCGTGCACATAATCTCCGACCTTGAGTGGTCGCTCGACAGCCTCACCCATCGCTTGCTTGGTCGCGGTCGCATACATGACGTCCTTCCAGCGGTCGCCGTAGCGATCCTTGAAGTCTGCTTCTTTGTCTTTCATCGACATGACAATTTCTTCGCGCTTCTTCATCTGCGCGTCGGTCATCTCGGCTTCGGTGATGGCGGCGCCCGGCTTGAACACCTTCACGATTCTTCCGCCCTGATTCTCAACCGAGATGGTCGCTTTCGGATGTTCCTTACGCGCCATTTTGGCAGCTAATCCAATTTCATTTTTGGCTAATCCCCACATCTGCCACACCACTTTTTGTTCGGGGGTATGTCCGGAGCCTTGTTTCCACACGGGTGAGGGGTCATCAATCGCCATCACCGCAAAGGTTTCGGGCGCTTCCATCAGGGCGGATTCGACCACCGGAGACTCGGGGTGTACACGATCCACAGGAACTTTGACGGATTCATATTCGCCAGTGTCAATGACATAGAAGGGCCACCCACCCGTTCGCACGCCTGGAACATACCCACCCTTATCAAACCGCACGACTTTTCCGCTCACCATGCGACCCCGATGCGGCACGCGCACACGCGTTCCCTTAGACAGAATCGGTGAACGGGGAGTGAGGCGATCCGCATTCCCAAACCCCGGGCTGTAGTGCGCTTCCCGTAAATTTGACGGCGATTCCTGACGAATAAGTTCAGACCACAGCGGAAATTCAGACATAGTAGCTCCTTGAGACCTGTCACATGACAGGGATGACGATTCTATGTCTTATTTAGTGTTTAGAAAGAGTTTACCGCGACCACTTAGCCTTGGGGCACGCGTGCGGACCAGAGACGCTACTGAATATCTTTTTATGTAGCGGGCATCCACATGCCCCACACTTATACCCATTAAATAGCTTGGAGGGTTGTTTGAACTCGCAGGTATCGCATACCGTCAATCGTTCCAGTGCAATCTCTTGTTGTTCCACGGTTGGATTTGCGGCGCGATACCAGGCAATGGCAATCTCCCCTAAATCACTGAACCTCACTTTATGTTCCTCGCTTCCGTAAACGACATTTCATCAATCAACATGATTGGGCCGTCGGTTTCAATCCATGCGCGGGCTCCACAGCTTAATTGACGACCAGTATACACAAGACGGCTCGGTCCATTGATATGCACTTCTCGCGCATACCGAGTGCTCCGTCCCGTTTTAATGGTATAGACGGGTCGGTTTTTTCCGTCCTTTGCATTCATCGCAATGTGCTGTCGATTCACATGAATGATGTGCCGCATAGATTATGCTCGGGTTTTGGTATAGGCCCACTTCCGTGTGGTTTGCTGGTAGCATGACCATCCAAGTATTTGGAGATACGCATCAATTTCCGAGTGGTTATATAATGCCACGTCATCAAACACCCACACGGCTCCAAGAGGAGATCGCGAATGGAAAAAATCAATTTCTGTTTCAACGTGACGAACGGTATGGGGCCCATCAAAATGCACGAACGCATACTGATTGATAAGCTGTTTTTCTTCGTTGTATACCGGCACGCCATCCGCGAACCGAGTAAAAAATTCCGTATCCTCTAAGTTAAAGAAAAGAAACGGCATTTTCTGTATCCGACAATACAGATACATGTTGATAAGGCACATATTACGCATATCATTGGTGTAATCTAATTGTAATACTTCACCCGCATCACCTTCGGGATATGCAATATGCCCATACGGATCAATTGCGATATGCGTCTTATTTTGCTGTGTGTTCCTGAGCGTTTCCATAATATGAAAACTGCCGCCCCCGCGACGTAGTCCAATTTCACACGTCAACCCCTCAATAGCAGCCACTTTTTCGACACCGGTGACTAATACGTCATAGTTATCGCTGTCGCATTCAAACTCGGGAACAATATCGACCTTCATCTTACCTACCTCCTGTTTGTTTGTAATAGTTTAGCCAGGGCGTGCATAATCGCCCCATGCACATCTTCAACCGCTTCATATTCTGTGAGATTGACGTGGAGGTTGACGTCACTCAAACTGCGGAGCGGTTCGCCTAAAAATCCGGTCAAACTAATAAGACGTATATTTGGTCGTTCATGTTTTACAAAATTGGCCGTGTGCACCACATTCGGGGATTTGCCACTCGCGCTAATCAACACCACCACCCCTTCGCTGTGTTTGCGCGTCTGGTGCTTCAGTTGATCGGTAAACACACGGTCGTATCCCAAATCATTGCCAATCGCTGTGAGTAGCGCGATATTACTCGACAGACTAATCACATTATGGGAGATGAGTTCTCCCGACGCGCCCTTGAGGTGGTCGCACGCCCAATGCTGTGAGAGGGCCGCTGACGCCCCATTTCCCGCGACAAACACGGGGGCACCAGCCTCGGCGGCATCCAGTAAGAGCTGGGCCGCGTCTTCAAGGTCATGCGGTGTAATTTGATGCAGTCCGAGAATGAGCGCCGACTTATGCTGTTCCCATTGCGCCTCAATTATGTCGCGTGTCATCATAGACAATCTCCACTCCTGTGTGTGTTGGACTTACATTATACCACACATGGTCGGCAAACACCGTGCGTTGAATGTGCTGTTTTTCCTCGGGAGACTTCGCGCAGAGTAGCAGATAGCCGCCATTCCCCGCCCCCAGTAGTTTTCCCCCAAGCACCCCCGCCCGACGCGCACGGTCGTAGGCCTCGTCGATGTCGGGGGTCGAAATGGCCGAGTGCATTTGCTTCTTCTGCATCCACCCTTCGTGCAACAGCTCCCCAAAACCAGCAATATGTTGGCGCTCGAACAGCGGCTTGGCTTGATACGCCATATTCACCAGTCGTTCGACGTGCGTCGAAGACATGCCCTGTTGTAGTATTTGATTTGCACTTATTTGTCGGCTCGGCATTTTCACGAGAAACAAACACGCAAATAATTCGGGGGCGGGGGCCAGACGCGTCACCGTAAAGGGATAGGTAAAGGGAGGGGTCGTCATCGGGTTTGCATGATATTCCACAAACAGCGAGCCTCCATACGCGGCGGCCATATGGTCTTGATACCCAATAGGCGAACCGACGTCATGAATTTCCAAATGCCCTGCGGTCGTGGCCGCCCAATAGGGGTCGGGGGGAAATGGCGTGTTATACACATAGCGTTGCAGTCCCGACAATAATGCGACAATGAAGGCGCTGCTGGCGCCAAGTCCCGTCCCAATGGTCGGGATATCCGCAAACGAACTGATCTCAATGTGTTGTGCAATCTTGGCCCAGCGAAGGGCGGAACGCACGCTGTTATGTCGCACGGACTCGGCAGTATCATGATACTCCGTAGTAGAGTAGGCAACTTTGACGTGCGGCTGCGGAGTATGGATAATGGTTGCGTACACCCACTTATCAAACGTTGCCGAGAGTGTGGCTCCCCCGTAGGTCTCAAAGTAGGACGGAATATCCGACCCTCCGCCGAAGAAACTGAGGCGAAGCGGCGCCTTGACAAGAATCATGTTAGACCGCCTTTACTTCTGCGATCAGATTCTTCCACTTGCGAATGACTGTGGGCCATCCGAAACGGGTTGTGGCGACCGTGTGCGCGATCTTACGACGATTGGTGAGACCGGTGCTCTCCCACACATCCGTGGTGCGCAGCACATTGATAATTTGCGCCAGCACTTCGGCGAACTTTGTCGCATGGGCTTGTGCGTTCTCATCGCCATCATACCAGTCCGTCAACCCACTGCTGGTGTCGGGTAAGGCGGCATAGTTGGGATGGACACAGAGACATCCCGCCATCATCGCTTCAATCAAGCAGCGACAGGAGGTCTCCGGCCAAATCGACGGATAGGCAAAAATATGGGCGTCCTGATAGGCTTTGGTGATGGTCTCACGATCGACGGTGCCGTGATAGCGAATCTGAGGATGTGATTTGCACCGCTCGAAGAGCTTTTCATACTGCTTGTCGCGTTCATCCCACCCGTAGAGCTTGAAGGATGAATAGACATCCAATTCAATAAACGGAAAGAGGTCCGCCAAGCGTTCAAAGACGGGCACCAAAATTTCCAGTCCGCGATGCGGTGTTGACGTGTAGATGAGACGAATCGGATTGGTGCGTGGGTCGGTCTTCTCCGCAAACGGAATCGGCTCCACACCGGTTTCAATCACGCGGCACTGGTCAGAAAACGGCAGTTTGAGTGTGGTGATAAATTGCTGATATTGCCAGTTTGACGAAAACACGATGCGGTCAAAACGGTCACGCGAGGCTTGGTCGCGCAGATGTGCGGCTTCGGGGTCGCCGGGTAAATCGTGAAGATGGTATATCCTGATCGCGTCGGGGTCGAGTTCGCGCACTCGCGACGTAATAATCTGCACGCCGTCGAGTTCTTCAGGTGACAAATAGTGAAAGAGTTCTCTGGTCGTCACCTCGGTGCCGCCATTGGCGTTTTTGTTGAGTTCGTTTTTGCCGATAAGGTTTTGATTGCGAAGTTCAGAAACAGGTGGTAGCGCCATTATGAAATCTCCATTCCGTAGTAGTATAGCACATCATCCGATGTTGCCGCATCAAATCAACTAAATAGTATTTAGAGCGGGTAGAAATGAGCAGGAACTCATCTCTACCCTAAACGCTAACAACCTGATCGGAGGCTGTCATGTCTGCTATTATTTATCTTCTCACCAATACCATCAACGGAAAACAATACGTCGGGCAAACTGTCTATAGTCTAAAAAACCGATGGTGGAAACACTGTTGGAGTGTGAGAAATGGTTCTAACTTACACCTACACAATGCCATGCGGAAATACGGACCCGATGCCTTCACCCGAGAGATACTGGAACACACGACCATTGAGGATGTGAATGCTCGTGAAACCTATTGGATCGCGGAACTGAATACGCGGGAGCACGGCTATAATATGACGGAGGGTGGAGAGGGCACCCGCGGCATCATACGGAGTGAAGAATATCGGGCAAAACAACGGGTGGCTAAGACAGGCAAAAAATATTCTAACGAAACTCGGTCGAGGATGAGCGCAGCACACATAGGCAAGAGATTCTCTGATGAAAGCCGAGCGAGAATGTGCATCGCGCAAAAAGGTCGAAGAAAGTCAGCCGAACATCGAGCGAAGTTGAGCGCAGCAAATATGGGCAAGAAACTTTCACCCGAGACTATCGCAAAGCGCACGGCCACCTATAAACTTCACCGACGCATGAAGAAGTTTATGGCTCCGCCCGCGACGATTGTTTCATAATGAGTTCACACGCATCATAAATGTCGAGGGCTTGATAATCGGGAAGAATATCCTGATACGGAGATTCTCCACACACATATTTAGACCCCACAAATATCGTGCGTGTTCCCGCATTACGTCCGCATACGATGTCCTTCCAGCGGTCGCCAATCATGTAGTGCTGTCGCATCACGCGTGAGAGTTGATGCCGCGCGACTAAATCCAATATCATGCCATGATTCGGTTTGTAGTGGGAACTGCCTTGTACGGAGCAGTAGGCAATTTCACGAATCTCCGGCACCCAGTGTTGGAGTTGAGCGTTGATGACGTCCATATCGTTCTCTGTCATCTCATGGCCGACATGGGGTTGATTGGTGACGACAAAGCACTGGTAGTGTGGCGCGACAAGCGCAAACGCGTCTTGCACACGCGGAAGCAGCACGAATTCGTCGATGCACCACGGAGAGGTCATGCGACCGTCCGCCCGTGGAATCAGTGGGTTAATTACTCCATCACGGTCGAAGAAGATGGCACGGTGCATGAGGCGGCCTCCAATAAACGAGTGCGAATACTACTGGAGCTAAACGAGTGATGTCGCGGCACATAGATGGTCGTCATGTTCAACTGCTGACACAATTCTTTGGCAGTATAATACTGACGCCCCGCATAGTCGGTGCCCAAAAACCGCACCTGAACATCAACCGTCGCAAACAAATTCTTGAGATCGTCTTCGGTGTCGTAGGGAATAATTTCGTCGATATATTTGACGGCGGATAGTTGCTTCCAGCGTTCAAACGTGGTTTGGACGGGCATATTCTTCTCGCGGCGATCCCGTTGGGGATTCGTATGGAGCCCGACGATGAGATAATCACAGTGCCGCTTGGCGAATTCGAACAGATAAAGGTGCCCCGGATGAAGCAGATCGAACGCGCCGCACGTAAATCCGCGTGCCATGATTACCGCCACTCTGGACCTTCAACCCAGGCCACTAAGGATTTTCGAACCCCTTTGGTCACGGGAGTGACGCCGTGCAATATCCACGACGGAAAGATGAGCGCGTCACCTTTGACGCGTGACGCAACGACGGGTGCGCGACTGTTCATTTTGAGTTGAAGATCTCCGCCGGCGTATTCCGTATCATCGGTGAGTTGAACCGAGACGCTTAATTTTCGCGCCCGAATGACACCGGGGCTCAAATCCAGATGGTCATCATAGGTGCCGGATTCTTCGGCGTGGTATTCCGTATATTGAATGGTTTGAATGGCCTCAATATCTACGTTAAAATATTTTTTATTCGCTTCCCCCACGAATAGCGCCATTTTATCATAGAGCCAGCGCGTCTCAGGAGTCGTGGGAATAAAAAATACTTTGCTTCGACGAATTTCTTGATCGATTTTTCCGGCGGTGAGTTGACCCGCTGTAACAGGTTGCTCGGAAAGATATTTTGTAAGCGTAGCAATTTCCACGTTCGAAAAAACGCCGCTATATTGAGCAAACACGGACTTCATGCGGGGGGGTGTCAAGTGATAACTCATAGTTTAACCTCAGTCATTATTTATCGTCAGTATTATCGGTGGTATCAATCGTCTGCAACCAGTCGCGCACTTTCGCGACAGATTCTTTCGTCAACACGGTATCGACGGGCGACCCAAATCCCAACCAAACAAAAAATGTCAATGCTCCTGCGCCAAACAAGGAGTGTGTGGGGGCGCTGCCGCGTGTCAACAACATAACACCCAAATTGAGGGAAACTATCGCAAAAATCACACGAAGAATTTTTCTGGGGTTGTATCGCGTTTCATATTCCAACTCTAAGATATTTTCTAAATCTTCGGGCGTCATATCAGTTCTCTTTCACAAAATGGCGGTGAGGACAGGAATCGAACCCGCTACCGGTTGTCCGGCGACAGCTTTCAAGGCTGCGTCCCACCATTAGGCTCCTCACCTTACCCCTCTAGTATACAATATGGACGGTCAGTCCCACAACGATTCCCACCAAATGACGAAAACCGAATAGCGTCCATAATAACGATATCTTAAATGTTCACGACTTCCCATGTATAGGCGGTCGTGAGACGCACCGCATGAAGAAATCCCGACCAAAAGGTCTGTCGTGGGGATACGAGCGAGAGAAACCGACCACCGGAAGATCTTTCGTAGAGATAATATATTTGCCCAATTGCCGGTTCAAACCGAATCTCGCTATCGTAGACGAGTTTGTTCAACGCATACTGCTCCAACAACGCGTCGTATTCGCGCCGTAGTTCTTCATAGCGTTCGAGAAAATGATGCGCGACTTCAGGGTGTGTGCGGCTGCGCCACTTCTGAATGTCAGGAAGCGAGATCGCGGGTGCGCTAGGCACGAGCCCGTATTCTAATCCCGAGGCGAATTTTTGAATGGCGGTGTTGGACATAATAAGTGGCGGAGAGGACAGGAATCGAACCTGCTACCGAGTTACCGGCGACTGTTTAGTAGACAGCTTCCCACCGTTAGGCTCCTCTCCGTATTAGGACACTTCTTTCGGCCCCGAGGGACCATTAATGCGGCGATACGGACGTGCGTCCCATCCCATCTCGGCAAAAATGGCGCGCAGTTCGTCGGTAACATGGCCTTCGTTGCCGCTGCAATAATAATCCAGATAGTCCCCGCCGGTATTTTCTATGTTTGCGAGAATGCCTCCCGCATACCGCCACGAACAGCCCCACGGCTCGTCCAACGCAGCATGATGAAACTCGGTATTGCACAGTGCCGCATAGAGCGACTTGGCAAACTCGCGGTCGGTCTGCACTCGTTCACAGAGACTGATGTTGCGAATAAGATCATGTTCAAGGTTAGGTCGTGTCATAATAGCTCTAGTGTTTGGTAGCGGTAATGGGAATCGAACCCATCTTCCAGCCTTGAAAGGGCTGTGTCCTAGCCGATAGACGATACCGCCATACGAAAAGTGGTGCCCGCGACTGGACTCGAACCAGTATGGCGTTGCCGCCAGAGGATTTTAAGTCCTCCGTGTATACCATTCCACCACGCGGGCGGTGATTAATTAAAAATCGTTACCGAACTCATCATCGCCCCACTCGTCCCACGCATCCACATCGTTCTTCGAACGATAGGAGATGGTGCGCTCATTGCGATTCCAGTTCTCGCTTGGGGTCTTCGCGGGGGAATACAACTGCTCGGCCCGATGTGCAAGAGCTTTCTTGGCGGCATCAATTTTCTCGGGCGTCACCTCACCGTAAAGAACGGCCGTGAGGACATGCCCATTTTTTGTATGCGTAATTTTATGCCCAGTATTTTCCATACGTATCCTCAATAGGGCGCAGACAAGGGTGTCTGTCACCGAGAGTTAGTATACTGAATATTGCAGTCCGTGTCAATTAAAAGGTGGTCGTAAACACAACGGCAAACTTTTTCTTGCCGTGTCGAGAACTCAGACCCGCATAGGGAGAGAACCAGAGGTCGGTCACTGGGGAATATCGTAGTGTGCCCAAGTTCACGGAGATCGGCGCGAGTCCGCCTGTCAATTCCGTGTCGTTGATTGTTACGACAGGTGTCAAATAGGCGTATCGAGTATCTTCGACCGCCGTGGTCCGTCCTCGTTTCCACCACGGCACTGCCACGGCGAGTGACGTATCATATCGCGTCCGACCACCGGTCGTAGTTGGCGTCGCAGTAGAGTCCCACCGTGGCAAAATTCCTACCCCTGCCTGAAGGGTCGGCTTCATATAGAAACGGTCCCGCGTTGGTTGGGCACTAATGATCGTCGTTTCGACAGTAGGAATGGGAAGCCGCTCCCCGTTCGCGCCGATTTCAAACAGGCGCACAATATTGACGGGTGTATTGGTGTCGGTGCGCCCGACCGTATTCAGGATAGAAAATTTTTGCGAGAGCGTGTAATGCGCCGTCACTCCATCACTCTGAAACTCTAAGCGCCAGTCTTTGAACTGCAACGTCATTGGCACTTTGATAATCGTAGGCTCGTTGGTGGTCGGATCGGGGGTGGTAACCACCACCGTTCCTGCGCCGTGGCTCGTAGCTTCGGCCAATGACACCGTGAGTTGCTGGACCGTACTCTTGAGTGCGGCGTTGTCGCGCATCAAGCGGTCCACGGCGGTTCGATCTTCGACGCGAACATACTCGGTGACAGTTTTCGTGGTGAGCTTCTCCACGGGCACTTCGATGACGGTTGTAATGGGGTCAAGTTGGCTGATGCGCGGCGGTTTTTTGGCGCCGTAAATAATTACCCCAAGCACGACACAGACCGCGGCGATGGCAAAAATTCGGGTCACCCACGTATAGTGCGACAACATAAATTTTCGAATACTCGTCAATATCATAGCGATAGCTCTCCTTTTGTGTCAAAATATTTAGCAGGACAGTATTCGGAGGGTCCACTCGTAGAGACGATCCGTAATTCCCTGCCACGTAGCGTTTCGAAAAAACCATGACTGACCGTTTCGGCGCACTCGTTCTAATCGTGCGGTATCTCCGCGCACGTCGTTAAACTTGTCTATCAATCGTCGAGCAAATACCTCGGGGTGCGGATCAAACGGCACGGCAAAGTAATGTTCGTCATCCACCAACGGCTCCATTTGGGACGTGTAGTTGAGTTCATGACTAATTAACGGATATCCCCCCGCAAGAATATCAAACTCTCGAAAACAAAAATATGATGTGCCGCGAAGTGCCAGCACCGCACGATGACTCGCATACTGCGACAGAGCGTGTGAGTATTCAACCGGCCGAATATTCGCCCCATCAGGTCGGCGCACATAGCCTTCCACGAGGGTCAGGTCTGGATGCTCACGTAACCTCAACAGAGCTTGACGTTCTGGCACGTCGGGGTGAACGGTACCCACAAACACTAGCTTATCAATAGTCCCCGTATACGGGGGTAACGGCGTTTCCATATTGCGAGAGAAGTATCCCGGCACAATCTGATATGGGCTCGATTTGTAGGCGGTACTCAACGCATCGTATTGGCACACAACCGCACCGAGAAAATGTGGAGCGTGTGTATCAATTGCGCCGGTGGTGCCGCTGGGGCCATCGGTATATTCAATCAGAATAAATTTTTGGTCAGGGTTTCGAATGATGAGTGCTTGAAATCCTGTGCTACGACGAATGATGTCGGCAATTTCTGTGGGTAGCTCGTCGGGAATCGGAGAACCATAGGTGTAGGAAGTTAGTGTTCGCACCGGCAACTTTTCGATAAGTCGTGATGACACGCTGTCATAGAATCCACTCGCGATAGTCGCGGGGCGATGGATGCGGACGTTAACGGAGATCACGTCATACTCATGGGGGGTCATATGAGTATTTAGAACAAAGATTGGTACACCCGCTTGGATTCGAACCAAGACTCCGCCCCAATCTAGAGCTGCGAGGTTATAAGCCTCGGGTGCTGACCATTACACTACGGGTGCATGAGTAAGAGTATAGCACACTATGTTGGATAATCAGCCGCCCAAATATGTTCCGTATCGCTATACTCTCGTCGCAAGGTTGCTATTGCTCGATGGCTAAAATTGTTATTTCCGCCCCAGCCAGCCGAATAATGATTGGCCATATCTCGGTATCCGCGTAGTTGGACCCATGTTACGTCGTGTGTTCCGTGTTTAAGCCAATATAAAATAGAAGACCCTTTGTCTTCATTGAGTTGGAGTTCCAGTGGTAAATTACTGCCACGATGATGTTCGTTCCATAACTCTTGGAGTGCCGCCATATCGGGGCTGCTATCAGGAACGCCACGCGTGGCCAGTGGAGAATACGTATGCGCCCAATTTAATACCTGCGTATTCGCCAATGCGCGGCTCAGACCGACAAAATCATTGCGAACCTTGACACTCTTCGCATTAAACACAAGACGATGTTCCTGATCGAACGGATGTTGCCGTGGTTCTGGCCGACGGGTTATGGCAAAGAGAAATAACTGTTCGAACGGTGTTGGCGGGGGCTCGGTATACGCATTCCATCGCGGCGGATAATTGAAAATATATTCTTGTTCTCTGTATCGAAAATTATGTAAGTAGGTATCTCCGGCGCACGATACTAAAATTTTTGGGTTTACCGCAGTCATGCCTTGCAATGCTGTTATATGCGGCGCAAAGTTTTCCAAAAATTCAATATCGGTATCGGTATGAAAAATCCAATCCGCCTCAAAAAAATTATGTTGCTGTGCATAGTCAAACAACAAATTCATGTTGAGTCCAATTTTCGGAAAGTAGGATACTTTGTTGCGCAAAAACTCAGCGGTTTCTGCTGGCAGACCGATATCATTATACCCATATACACGCACCTGCTCACCTAACCCGAATGCGTTCACGCGAGCTTGTGTTTTCGTGGTTGCATTAAAGGTGCTGAACAAAATGACGCGGGTATCGAAATGTGGAATGACATGACGACGAAGCGAGGCGAGATACAGATTGAGGTAGGAGACATCTTCGTCTTCGTTGTCTCGCCCGCATAAAGATAGGAGCAGCAACTTCATGTGGGTATTTAGACTGGACGCAACACGTATCTCATGCCTCGTTATCGTTTTCAAGTTCGGCGGACCAATACAAATAGTCTCGCCAACTTTCTGGCGTTTTTCGTATGCCAACAGTAATACGAAAGATCGGCGTATAGGCGGGCTTTGTGGGTGTTCGTAACAGCGACATGCCGACTTCATTGGGGGTATGTGATCCTTTGCGTCGATTGCATCGCATACAGCACGTCACGATATTTTCCCAACTCCGCTTACCCCCGCGTGACATGGGTATGACGTGATCAAAGGTCAAGTCTTGTGTGGCGAAAGAGGTGCCGCAATATTGACATGTATAGTTATCTCGGGTATAGATGTTCGCCCGCGTAAATCGGACGTCCCTGCGCCGGCGCAAACGCACAACACGAAGTAGCCGCACGACGGCTGGTAACTTGAATGAAAACGTCACCGCATGTACTTCGCGATCATGCGTCTCGATGATTTCGACTTTCCCCTGACACCAGAGGGTCATGGCGCGTTGCCAGTTGACAACATCCATTGGTTCGTAGGTGGCATTCAATAATAATGTGCGTTCCATAATTCTACTTATGATGACGAAAATTTTATATTATGCAGAATGGTCGGGACGGCTGGATTCGAACCAGCGATCCCCTGCTCCCAAAGCAGGTGCGTTACCAGGCTACGCTACGCCCCGAAATGTGGTGGACGCGCATCGCAGAGTTGAACTGCGTTTGGATGCTTTGCAGGCATCTGCCTAACCGTCCGGCCCATGCGCGATATATGGAGCGGGGTACCGGAATCGAACCGGCATCTACAGCTTGGAAGGCTGCCACTTTACCGTTAAGTTAACCCCGCTTTGCGTTTCATCCAATACTCTTTTACTGAATTTCTTATTTTTTCTTTTACTTCTTCAGTTTTCGGTTGTTTTGCTGACGGATTTGATTTTCCTTTTTTGTATTCGCTAATTTTTTTCTTAGTCTCTTCGGATAACGGGCGGCGCACCTTTCCGCTCATTGCTTGACTAATTTTTTCTCTTGTTTGCTGTGAGTGGTTTCCTGTGAATTTTGGTATTCCACTTTGATTGATATATCCAAATCCACCTTTACCACCTTCACATAAGTTATACGTGTCTTTTCTTTGGCAAAATTCTTCGGTCACCAATTCACGCTCTTTGGCATTCATATCATTTTCATTGTCAAATATGTGAAGAACTACTTTACTGAATGAATCTCGCCCGTATTTTTCTATGGCAAGTCGTAAAAGTTTACCAGACCCCATATAACCATCATTCACATCTTTGGTTTGATGTTTACCAATATATTGTTTTCCGGATGCGTTGTGTGTGATTTTATAGATGATATAGAACATACATCTATTTAGTGAAGGGTGAGGTTCTACCTCACCCCCACGCACAAATGGAGCGAATGATCGGCAACGATCCGACAACCTCCGCCTTGGCAAGGCGGCGCTCTGCCAATTAAGCTACATTCGCATAAATTTTGGCTGGGACGGTAGGAGTCGAACCTACGATAGCCTGATTAATAGTCAGGTGCCTTACCAACTTGGCTACATCCCAACAATGTGGTGGCGAGAGAAGGATTCGAACCTCCGAAGCCCTAAGGCGACAGATTTACAGTCTGCTGCGTTTGACCGCTTCGCTACCTCGCCTAACTGGTGGTGGAGACATTCAGAATTGAACTGAAATTTTCGCGGTGCAAACGCGACGTAATGCCCGTTATACGATGCCCCCAAATGATTGCAATTTTTCTATCGGTGTAAGTGTAGAGCTATTATAGCGCCATGCACCAGCCTTTTCAACTAGATGATGACGTGCATGGCAATTGAAGCACAACACCTTTAAGTTTTCCCGCTTATTGTTTTCTCTGTTGCCATCGACGTGGTGAACAACGAGAAGATACGTTTCGTTTATCTTACAGAGTTCACACTCTTCGACGGCGACGAGACTTCTATAATCCGGTATTTTGGCGGTGCCGTAATGCGCGGGACGAATATCTGGACATGAACCTGTCAATTTTTGCGCAGCATCCTTACACGCACGGCTACAAAAGTGATGCCCGTGTTTGACGCCGGACAATTTGTTTATCGGACGCTCAAATTCTTGTCCACAATTGGTGCATATGACTAATGCACGATTTCTTCGAGATTTTCCGCGGCATACCGAGGAACATGTCGATTGCGTTAATCGATGTTTCGGAACCCAGAATGCATTGCCACACACGGCGCACTGCTTTTCATATAGGATGCGACGTTGCCCGTCATACTCTGTGGAGACTTTAGACTTTGCGTTTTCCATGCAAGTATTTAGTGTTCCACACGTCTTCACTTCCATACTGGAGCCGCTTCAGGGACATGCACCCTGCTCTCGGCATTACCAATGCCGTGCTTCGCTCTCTAAGCCTAAGCGGCATAAAATGGAGCCGGGTGTCGGACTCGAACCGACGTGGAGTTTCCTCGCCGCCTTACAAGAGCGGTGCAATCGCCACTATGCGAACCCGGCAAAAACTGGCTGGGAGGCAGGGATTCGAACCCCGATAAGCAGAGTCAGAGTCTGCTGTCCTACCGTTGAACGACCTCCCAATAACTGGCGGGATTGACGAGACTCGAACTCGCGACCTCCTGCGTGACAGGCAGGCGTTCTAACCAACTGAACTACAACCCCAACTATTCTGGTGCCGGATACAGGACTTGAACCTGTATGCCTTGCGGCGCCTGCCTCTAAAACAGGTGTGTATGCCATTCCACCAATCCGGCATTACTGGTCCGCACGGAGAGAATTGAACTCCCATAGGCACGGTGTAAACGTGCTGCTCTACCATTGAGCTACGTGCGGCCACGTCCATTCAGCATAATATTTGTTTGGCAAAGAACGTAGTCTGTGAAGTATTATATCACACGTATGAGGTATCTATATTGGAAATAGATTTGAATAATGTTACAAACGGTGCGACGCGTGTGGCAGTAATTTGCCTACTAAACTGCGACTGCAACCATCGCACGCCACTCGTGGCCATGTAGGCATTCACTTCGTCGGTCATGACCGAGGATGCATAGCCCCAGGCTTTCAATTCACGGGTAATCGCGTGATGAATGCGTGGTGGAAGCGTCCGCACCAATGCGGTGGCGTGCTTGCGATAGGTCGGGTTTAAACTGAAATGGGCGTGGGCCAATTCATGTCGAAGCGTCGCGCGATCGTGTGTGCGGGTTGCAATCAGATAATAGGGGCGCGCGGACAGCGGGTGTGTGATTTGTCGTAGCTGTTGTTCTCGTGGCGTCAAGTCAAACATCGTAAAGAACCGTTCTAAGGACGCACTTGGAATATTGAACCCCGACCAGTAATAGTCGAGTGTGGCATCGTCGTGCATGTAGTAATCGACCAACTGCTCGAACGAGAACGCTCGATTGCGGAGTCGCGTACTGGCACACTCATAAAATTCCGCCGGACGACAGAGGGTGAGAATCAGTTCTTTGTGTGTGTCGAACGCCGCATGGACAATCGCACCATGATGAATCGTGGTATGCATAGGTTAGTATCGGGGTTGAATGAATTGCATAAGTGCCTGCATCAATCCAAGACGATAATCTTTTGATGGGGCCCCAAGCACAACGGTCACGTACGAACGCTCGGGAGCGGTAATCCACTGCACCAAGCAATATCCCGCCGCACTGGTAAACCCAGTTTTAGAAATATGCATCGAATCATCGAGTAATCGATTGGTGTTGCGAACGGTCAGTCGGTGTGTTCGAGTATTGCGCTGGATTGTTGCGGTATATGTTTGTGTGTGAAACGCGTCCGACAGCAGCGGTGTCGAGGTCACGGCCCCGAGTAATCGTATGATGTCAGTGACAGTCGATACATTACCCGCAAGAAGACCGGCGGGATCGGCATAGTGGGTATCCACCATGTATAATTGTTCGGCGGTGCGATTCATTCGAGCAACAAATGCGTCACGCGTGCCTTCGACGGTACGCGCGAGCGCCCGTGCGGCCACATTATCGGAACTCACCAACATCAAATAGATGAGGGTTTCTATCGACACACGGTCGCGGCTGCGAAGAACGGTGGTCGAAGCGTCGCGGGTGTCTTGCGTTGTGATGGTGACGAGTTGTGACAGGCTGGGTTGTGACGTCAGAGTGATCCACCCTGTCATGAGCTTTGTGATACTCGCGATAGGACGAACTCTTTCCGGTCGGTTGATCAATAACGGCGTGGTAGTGTTCTCCGTGACTTGATACACGCCCCAACTGGGATCGCCGCTCTGCGCGAATACGGTCGTCGATGCGCCGAACAGGAACACGAATAGGAGTATACAGATTCGACGACCCATACTTATTTCCGGCGATGCACCCGATACAGGGTATCTAACGGGACGATATCGTCGTCCTCGTCATCGTCGGCCTCGGCCTCGTCCTCGGAAATGGCAGGAATCATACTAACGGCGTCCGCCTGAAACCCGATCATTTTTTTCTGGGATTCGGTCTCCTCGCCGTCATCTGTAAAATCAATGATGCCATCCAATGATTCCCAAATACTCATGAGCATGGTGTCAACCATCACATCCGTATTCGCGCGTTTATTTTTGGGGAGCTTATCGATGCGATGATAGCCGACGACGACGCCTTGCTCGACGGCCGACTGCATCACCTTCTTGAGATGTACTCGCATATGCAACTCCTAGTAGTTAGACACGTCCAAGTGCATATCGAATTTTTTTATTCCATGCTCGCCGTAAATATCCGAAGTCCCTCGGTTCCGTAACTGCGGTGTCGGGTCTCAAGCAAACGTCACACACACCGATATGATACGTCGCGGTATGGGGTTCGGGCCCCTGATACCGCTCATCAATCCACCACCGACCATACTGTTTTCCACACGGATCACAGCACCACGCCGGCTGTTCCTCTGCAATTACATTATTGTGCTTCATACTCAGTTTCATATTCAATATTTAGTGGTGCCCGCGACTGGACTTGAACCAGTATGACGTTGCCGTCAGTGGATTTTGAGTCCACCGTGTATGCCATTCCACCACGCGGGCAAAATTGGCTGGGACGCAGGGATTCGAACCCCAACAAAAAGCTTCAAAGGCTTCTGTGCTACCGTTACACCACATCCCAAATTGACAATAGTATATCAGGTTTTTTGCGAGACGTAAAATACTAAATAATAGTAGAACGGGCAAGCACGGGTACCAGCCCATACTTGCCCTAAACGCTAACAACCTTGTAAGGAGGCCGTTATGTCTGCTATTATTTATCTCCTCACCAACACCATCAACGGAAAACAATACGTCGGTCAAACCAGTGTCGGGCTGGATGAGCGGTGGAGACGGCATTGCCGGTATGCTCGACGTGGGAACCCCCAATACCTGTGTCGTGCCATCCGTAAATACGGACCCGATGCCTTTACCCGCGAGATATTGGAACACACGACCGTCGAGGATGTGAATGTCCGCGAAATCTATTGGATATCGGAACTGAAGACATTGGAACATGGCTATAATATGACGGAAGGTGGAGAGGGCATGAGAGGATGGGTGCCGAGTGAAGAGACACGAGCGAAGTTGCGTGCGGCCAAGTCGGGAGAGAATAACCCAATGCACGGTAAGACGGGAAAAAAGGCCCCTAATTATGGCAAAAAATTTTCAGACGAATTTCGAGCCAAGTTGAGCGCAGCTTTATCTGGTGAAAAAAATCCACAATACGGGAGACCGCTTACTGAAGAAGCGAGAGCCAAAATAAGCGCAGCAATGAAAGGCAAAACATTTTCCTCTGAAACTATTGCAAAGAGAGTGAGAACTCGTAAGCTGCATTCGCGCATGAAACGAATACTGGCTCCCAGTGTTACTATAAAATCAAGCACATAATACACAACTAGGTGTCGGAATCGACGACTTTGACGTTGCCGTCCGCAAGCGACTTGAGAATCCGCGCCGGCTTTTCAACCTCTAGCGGCTTCTTGCGCGGCTTCTTGATATGACGATTCATATCCGCAAAAATCTCGGGATACTTTTCGATCAGAGCTTCACGAATAAAATAGGACATCGTGGCTTTCCGTGATCGTGCGTAGCGAAACATATCGTCCAGTTCGCGGCGACTCACGCGGAAATACATCACACACACCCGCTTTTCTTCTTCGGTGCGAGTAATACGGCGACGAGGATCGTCGGGGGTCGGTTCACGCCAAATTGTTTTTGCCATTATCTAACTCCATTGAGCGCGGCCATACTGCGCCAGAAAATATGAATCCGCGATATCTGCGACGGGGCTGGTAATCTTCTCGGACTTTGGATGACAGATTTTCGCCCACGGTTCTGCGTGGGGTTCGTGTTTGATAAACGCCGCCCACACATCCTCTTTGGTCGCAATCCCTTTGCCGGTCGCAAACTTTTTCATGGACGTCGGGGCGACCACATGGAGGGGAATCGTCGGATGCTGACGATAGAGTTCCGCTTTGAGAATGCCGCCGTTTTCACCCAATTGCGTCAACCGACCCGCACGACTGAACGCATAGTCTTCTAGAATGATGTGCTGTGGGTGTGTTTCACGCACGACTCGCGAGACCCACTCCGCGAGTTCCAGAAAACGCGGGAGTTCGCCGTCGGTTGTTGAAGGCGACCACTCCACGTTCGGGAGTTCCTTATAGGGTTTCCCGTGGAGTTTGTAATTGACCCACCACCGATGCGTGGTGCCATCCGTCACACAGAGTGCGGGACAGGTTACGGAATAATCAATGCCGAGCCACCCATGTTTCATACTCCATATTTAGGACTCGACGAACGCAGTGAACGTAGCACGAAGTTCTGATTCGGATTCGGGCCCCACAATGGTGTCAACCTTCGCCCCATCACGAAGCACCACTAACGTCGGCACGCCGCGAATTTGATGCTGCTCGACGGCCTCGCGTTCATCGTCCACGTTGATTTTCTTGAACGTGATCGCGGGAAACTCGTGGGCTAACTTGTCCATCACAGGCGCGAGACGCTTACACGGGGCGCACCACGGCGCCGAAAAATACAAAACATCAATCGTTGGCATATTATACTCCTTCAAACGTATGTGTCGGTGGGGTGTGTATGATTACCGTGACTTCACGGTCTTGAGAATGGACGCATTCTCGCGAATGAGTTCTTGCTGTACCTCATCGATGCGACGGTAGATGTCCGTTTCCACAGTATCGATGCGTGTGTGAGTGTGACTGATGATCTCATCAATCCGCCGAAACTCCTCATCAATCTGCTGCCGACGTTTATGATAGACCGACGTGCCTTTGATGGTGAGCAACACAATGACGAGTAGAACGATATTACTATACACGAGATATACGACATCCATAGGGACTCCTTTTTTGTTGACTTACAGTTTACGGGACTTACGACGTACTAACGGACGGGGCACACCCCACCGACACAATCGTCCTCCAAGCCAATCTGACCGTCGGCAATGGAGGTAATCAATTTCGTCTTCGCCACTAAGGCGTCATAGGCCTCTTTGGTGATATCTTCGTACGGTGCCTGAAGGAAACCATGCTCGGAGTGTAACAAGAATGAGAGCGACTTGTGCGATGACGCAAAATGTTTGGCCAGATACTTCTTGATTTCAGGCAGTTCTTCCTTGCGATAATAGACCGTACAGGACACGCTATTATCGCTCCAGTTCTGCTGAAGCTCCTTGACCACCTTGAGTTGCTGAAGTGCGGTCATATCCTTCGCCAGCACGGTGCCGTCGGGGAATGAGAAGGGGAACGACACAACGACAGTGCTGTAGTCATTGCTGCCGTCAAAGTTCAAGCGATACTCAATGTCATAGCCGTGCGCGCGACACACCTCTACCAACGGATGGTTGGATGCCATCGAAATACGACGAATCATGTATTGCGCATAACCGGGGTGACAGCCAGGCGTCACGCCCGGCAGCAACGACAAGGTGCCGCTCGGCTTACAGGTCGTGAGCTTCACACTCGTCGGGAACTCCCGCTCCTTCGAATACTGCGTATCAAACTCCCGCAGATGTTCATACGCCGGCTTCAACCACTTCTTTTGCTTGTCGGTTGCTTGAAGATAGCCCGTCACGCCAATACCCATGCGCATATTCTCGTTGACGATCTTTTCGGTTTCCTTGTTATGGCACCCGAGGGCGAGCGACTGCTTGTTGATGCGATAGAGTAACGTGAGCACATCCACGAACTCTTCATAATTTTCGATGTTGGGTAAGAAAATTTCAGCCAAGCAACACGTTTCAAAGTTACCGAGGGACTGTTCTGCGCAGGGGTTGTAGCCGACCACGGTGGGATCTGGATATTCTGTTTCTCCAAGACGACCGACCTGCTTGGAGAGGGTGAGGTTGATGAGACCATACGGCTCGCCTCGCCCTTCATACCCATCCCAGAAGAACTCGTGAAGCTGCGAGATGTCATCGCACGCCACGCTATTGTTGCTCATGCTGCGCCAGGGCGGAATGTTCCCCAAGTCCCACCGCTTCGCCAACAGATACTCAATATCGTCAGGATCCCCGATGGCTAACTGGGCCGACCGACGCACATTGCCGGCGACCACGACACTGCCGATGATGTTCATGATGTCCAAGCAGTCAATCGGGCGGAGATTCTTCCCGGCGCGTTTTTCCAGAATGGACGAAATCTTCGCAATCCCGTCACAGAGAATTTCTGGCCCCGACGCCACACCACCGAAGCCTTTGATGGGAGCACCGCCGCCACGAATCAACTGGGTCGAATACCGAAATGAATCCGACTTGCGACGAGAGAAGGCGCTCTCTAACGTGCGTTCCAGCAACGACACCCAGCCTTCGCGAGTGTCGGGAATAATAAAATCCGCATCCGCATGATCATGACGCGTCGGCCCATGAAAATGTTTCTTGACCGGCGGAATCTGGTTCACATGTTCTTTTTGAATGCTAAACCCGACGCCGCTGCCGAGCATCAACATATCCATCGCCCACGTAAAGGGTCGCACGGCGTTATCAACGGCCACGAACGCACAATTTTGTAACGACGGAAGTCCCAATCGTTCAATCGTCGGTGTGCCCAACTGCCACAAGAATCGTCCAGCAACGGTGCCCTTCAGCTTGAGCATGTAATAGCGAAGTCGCTGTTGTTCGTCCTCGGTGAATCGGCAATCGAGTTGACTATTAGACGCCGCGATCACACGGTTCACCGTATCCACCCATTCTTCGGTGGGACCATTCAGATTATCTTCTTCTAGACGTCGCGAGTAGGTACGTTTATAGGTAAGGTAGCCCACTGTAGACCACGGGGTATCGGTTGTGAAGGGCTGTGATGCAGGGAGCTTGGACATGATTATTCACCTGTAGTTGTGGCTTGAATCTCCGTGATCCACGCCGAAAATTCTTGATATTCACGATCACTCATACCCAGTAATTTGGCGGATTCCGCCGAGGGCAGTGGTGATTGCGCCACCATCTCACGAAGCAGTCGTTGCTCCATCGCGGATAGTGTTTTCGTATAAAGTATATAGTTTTGAAATGCGTCGGTTGAGAGCGGAAAAAACGGGGCCACCGCGTCAAACATTGCGGTCGCCATCACTCGAATTTCATACTGGGCGTGACTGTCCATCCGTAACTTACAGAAATGAAAGAAGTTATGGAGATCACACTTCCAATACATCTCTGTGTATGTTGAAAGCGGCAACACCACCCGAGAAATTTCTCTGGAAATATTATTCACCGTGAGCAGTCGGTCATATGACTGAAACGCATCGTTGTTCTGTCGTTCAATCTCGAACTGCGCCCGCCGCGTTCGAATCGACGGTTCCGTGGCCGCCCGACCTTGATTATTGATAGAGGACTGTGGGCCGAGCTGCACTTGCTCAGGCACATAGGTATCCTCGGGGAGTTCACTGTATCGCGCTGAGACTTCGTTGATGTTCGCGGTGCGATGCCGCACAAGTTGTCGCGCCACGAAGATGGGCACCTTCAGATAAAATAATACTTCACACATCTCAAACGGCGAGGTATGCTTGTGCCGCATGAGATAGCGAAGGAGAGCTTTATCGTTGCTGGTTTTCTTGGTGCCTTTGCCGTAGGAGACGCGAGCCGATTCGGCGATGCGCGCATCACTTCCGAACACATCGAGCAAAACCACTTGACCATGATCTAAAATTGGTATTACCACAGGTTCCATAATCTTCTCTAGTATATAGCAGCGACTACATCCGACGCCAGCGTAAAAATTCTAACTCGGCTCGCAACCCACGCACGGTATGTTGCTGCACCAATTCGGGAACAGTATATCCTGCTTTCGCCATGTCGTTCAAATCTTTTTCTTGCACAAACGACGGCCAAATAACGACGGACATGCCCGCTTTGATCGCCTTATACAGACTATTGGCCACGGTGACATTGCGAGGCTCATTGTCCCACACAAAGACAACGTGCTTTCCCATAAAATATTTTGTATAAAGTCGCATCAGGTCTGAATCCATTGAGGCGACGGTGTTGGGAAGAAACCACGAATCTAGTGGACCTTCGACCATATAGATGGTCTTATGCATCTCCACACGATCCCAGCCATAAATCTTATCCTCGCAATTATCATGTTTGAGGGTCACATATCGAGCGGCATCGCCAGTGGCATCAATTCGTCGCGCTTGAGCACCAAGCAACTCGTGATGACGGTTGAACCACGGAAGAATGAGTCGTGGGGCGTGATCTTCAGGCAACGCATACGACCATTTCATCTCTTTGATCCACGTTGTCCATTCATCGGTGAAGTAGAGATGTGAGAGAGCGGATTCGGGAAGTTGACGGGAACGGCAATACTGGGCGGCGAGATGGGCTTCGGGTAATGACGCGATGGTGGGTAGCGTCATCTTGAGTGGTGCTTTTCCGAATCCAAACATAGGCACCTCGCTCGATGGCGCCGGCACCGTAGGCGTTACGGGTCGCTCTTGCCGAAGCACATCCAGTTGATACTCCCGAAACAACTCGGGTGCTTGTTGCCGCAAGAACGACCGAAGCGACATACTGACGTTACAGTTATGGCATTTATAAAAATACTGCCCTTTATGTAAAAAGAAATAGCCGCGTGTCTTGTTGACACGACGTTTGGAGTCGCCACAAAATGGGCAGCGAAAGCCATACGTCGTGCGTGACTGTCGATGGAAATACTCTAATTGCGTACCCACCAACCCAATATATTTTTCTTCAAGCCACTGAGACATGCGACCGACAGTATATCATACTGCCGTCGTGAGTATATAGGTTATTGAATCGGAAAAATTGTGTGCAATACGTTGTCCGCGGCACGAGACAGGAGGAACCCCACAACGAGGCCGCCGCCGATGAGCAACATGCGCCAGCGTTCAAGTCTCTGCACGCGGTCGTCGAGTCCGGCATGTTGTTTTTCCATCTTATCAGAAAGCTGATCGATGGCTTCAGACATTTCATTAATGGCTTCAGATAGTTCTTTGCCCACAAGGTCTGTGAGTTTTGAAGTCATTGCGCTGATGTCCTCTCGTGTTTGTGTAAGAATTGTTTCGGTCGAGGCGATTTGTTTCTGTAACACTTGAATTTCCGTATCGTGACGGGAGTTCAAGCTGGTTGTGTGTAATGCGAGTTCTTCGACGCGGCTAAGAATGCGGTCAAACTTGTCGCCCAAGCTGGCAAACCGCTCAGAGGTTTGTTCCTGCTGTGCCTGTAACATCGCAATGGACACTTCGAGCGAGTTATCCACACGACGAGTAATATTTCGGCTGGCGCGACGACGTTTTGTTGGCATACTTAGTGTGATGAAAGATGATATTTGCCTGGATGACGAAGATAGAGCATGGCGCCGGTCGTGCTGTTCATAAGAATGATTCCTTTCTTTCCGTGACGACTTCTTCCATATTCGCGAATCGCGTCACCCACCGAATCATTCCCGACGTACTCTTCATATCGTGCGTGTTTGCGTTTACCGAGACGGCACCGTGTAAAGGTAGCAGCGTCTACTTCAAACACTCGACATCCCGCAAACTGCTCGGGATGTATTTCTTCGTGGATCCGTTCCTCGTCGAGTTGGCCACTGCCAAGTTCCGCAAACTGCGCGGACGGTGTGACGAGTGAGTCCGTCTCCACCATATATTTATCTTCAGACGCGGTGTCTGACGAGTTGTCTAGAATCTGCGCTAATAGCGTGTCGATAAATCTAGTCATGCCCTTCAACCAATCGAGTCAGCTTCTCCCACAACACCTTGTCGCGAGGTATATCTTTATTTAGGATGAGAATGCCGTCAACGGGAAGAATTTCTTCGGGCATGAGATTTACGTATTCGAGCACCGTTTTGAGGGCACTCCATGAGTCCGTGCTACTGCGAAAAAAGAGTAATCGCGCGACGGCGGATGCTTGAAACACATTGTAGACCCCAATAACGTGGTTGATGAGTAGTCGTGGGGCTACCTCACCCGTGCGCGTGTAGCGGTTCACTAAGCGTTTGATGTATTTGATGCGAAGGAGGTCTTGCTGAAATTCGTCCATCCCCGAGCAACTCGGGTTATCATACATCTTGATGGCGTATGCGAAATAGTTTTTCTTCGTCAAGTTCTGCATAAAAAAAGGGAGAGACGGTTATGTCTCTCCCTGTATTTAGTATGGATAAACAACGCGTTTACGACGCTGTATCCGTTGCAAGTAACCAGTAATCCGTGCCATTAACACGAATGCGCACCTTATGGGTGGCTGCCCCTGCTGCGGAGCTGGAGAACAAGGTGGTAGCATTCGCCGCACTGGTCAAGTTCGCACTGACATATGTTGCAGCACCACCCAGACCGATATCGAACAGATACTTGGTCTGTGCCGTGGTGTTATTGGCACCGTCACCAAACCCCACGAACGCCTGAACGTTGGCCACCCGCACGCCCGTATTCGACACCTGAAACACCCCGACGTAGGTGTTCGCAATCAGCGACCCCGCGTTGCTCACATCCATAATAAACTTGGCGGTGGCGTGTTCTTTGGTAACGTTTGCTGTGGCACCCGACAACGCACTCGTCGCTCGCACCGCATACTGGTGGTAACTGTCGGTTGAGGTTGCCGTGGCGTTGGTGATAAACTCACCGGCAATTAACGTATTCGCCGAACCAGTATTCGCCGACACGTTTGCGGTCAGTATACTTTTCAGCGTCGTGGCGCCTTTAAAGGTGCTGGTGGTCACATACGAGATGCCGTTTCCAAAAAGATCCGCTGCGGCGATCTTTTTGGTAATTGGTGTGCCACTCGGATCATCAACGACCACGAACAAGTCGTCGGACGTTAACGTGGTCAACTGTGTGAGTTCGGTAATTTTTTTATCTGCCATATGTCATCCCATGTCTGTTGGTATTTATATAAACTACGAATTCGACGGTTCGGACTGATTTTCTTGAGACGCACGTTCAATCAACACATCACACGCTTGAATTGCTCCGCTGACCTGACTCAGTTGACCGTATATTTTCTCGATTTCCTTTTGTAGCGACTCTGCCTGGTGTTGAAGTTTCCCCCGCAGGTCGTCCCATTCACGCTTCTGTTCTTCTATTTGTGTAACCGTAATCATAATCGCTGTTTCTCCATATACGACGTTCATTATTTGGGTTGACGCGCTTGTGGACCCCGCTGCAACTTAATATGATGCGGTTGGGTGTCGTCGCCCTGTTCTTCCTTCGCTTTATTTATCGTGTCATATTTCAGTCGTCGGTCGGGATACATCACAACGACCGACTTATTCTTCGGTGTATCTTCCGGCACCCGCTCTTCGGGGTCTAAGCTGCCGCCAACCGTGGGGTCACTGGTGGGCACGTCGGTGGGTGTGTCTTCGCTCAACCACGACGAATCCGCAAGGAGCCGTTCGACCACACGGGCGACCTGCGGGTCGATGGTTTCCACGTTGAGGGCGGTATCTTCCTGTAGCGTACGAGTTTTCTTGGGCATAATCATTTCCTTCAGTTTACCGAGACGCGCTTGAATGAGGTTTACGAATCGACGAATCGTGGTGGCGTCTTGCGCCCCCGAGATGAGAATTTTCTTGAGGTTTTTGGTGTCGCCTTGTTGGGCGAGCCGGCGCGCCACCGTGCCGCTGACTTTGGACGCATCCATACGTCCCTGACGCGGAAGGGCTTCCACGCGCACCACGGCCCGTTGCTTGGGGTCTTCGGGCTTTTGCCACGACCCCACCATCTTCTCGAAGCCTTCTTCGCGGTCTTCGCCCACGAGTATGGTAATGTCGCGGTAACCTTGGTCGAACGCCCATGTCAGCGCCTCGGTGGGTGTGCGCACCGACGACGGTCCAATTCGTATCGACGGGACACTCTTCTTGATGACCGCAACCTTCTCTCGATAGGGAATGGGATTTTTTCGATCTTCGGTCTGAGACGCAAAGACCACTACTTTTCCTCCACGCTGCTGGGCGTGGCTCATCGCGATATGAAACAACGCCTCATGCCCAATCGTGGGTGGGTTGAATCGACCGAAGATGAGATAGAGTGGGGCCGCCATACCAATATTTAGTCGCTCGGCAACATCGTTATTAATTGACGTAACGAGTCTGTCGCACTGGTATGCTGAATACCAACGCCGCCCGCCGATTCCCATTCGCGAATGTTCTTGGCGAAATCATCAATAAGGATAGGACGTGGACGCCCCGCCTTGACCTGTGCGATAGCATAACTCGCCTTATTTTTTCGCCGAACGACCAGCACGTTTTTTGAGGGAATGCGCTGAAAATGGCGAGTCATCCATGTTATTTTATCGAGCGTGGCGGAGCGGCGCATCGCGGCGTCCGCATACCATTCGTCAGGAATCGCGGTGAGCATCGACAAGCGAATACGGTTGTGGTCACGGAGCTGTGCCAGTCCGTTCATTAATCCTCGCGCATCCGGCAAAACTGGAAGCTTCGCAAACAAGTGGGGCTCGTGTCGGGCCACGCGGCTCCACCCGTCTTGCTGTAACAGGAATTTATTGACGTTGTGGGGACGCACATTGAAGTACCGTTCCATGCCCGCATAAAAATTGGCCACCACCCCATCCATATCACAAAATACATGAGGAACTAGTTGGGGGGACCGTGAGGTGGCAGGAGCTTCATCCAGACGAATTGCGTCAGAATTTGCTACGGCCGTGTATGCGCTAAATGTGACCATCTACGGTATTTAGGTTCCCTTTCTATTTGACGCCAAACCCCACTGGCGACGCGCCACGCAACGAACGTTCGACTACCCTAAGCGGATGTCCCGCTGCACTTTCGCGTGTCGCTGGACGTACGCAGGGGGGTCCGGCAACTCAAACGAGAGCGGTCGAATAATTTCGTCCCATGCCTTAATTTTACGAAAGAATCGTTGCACGGAGGGATGCGACTCGTCGCCTAAAAAGGTGCCGTAGTAGTATTGTATCGCGGGCAATCGTCCGCCTTTATTTCTAAACTCGCGTTTAATGCCACGAAGGTGTAACGGGGTCTGTGGATAGATGTAATACCACTCTTCGACACAATCGTGCGCATACGCCTCCACCTCATCCATGTCCCCCAAATAGCGTTGCTCCGCTTGCATACCCTTATCGACATTCGCCGATGCGTGGGGTCGAAAAATAAGAGCATTATCTTGTTTACGGCCGTTTTCGAACTGTGCGCGATGCACCAGTTCGTGTGTCAGGCACTTCAAAAACCGATACTGAAAATACTCCCACGACTCCACGGACAATGGAAGGCGATTGGTGTGGGGATGAATACAGACAATAATTTCGATGCGGGCGGTGCGGCCGGGATTGGGTTCAAAGCAGAACCCCCCGAGTGCCGGATAGTATTGCCCGTCCGTATCTTTCGGCGCACCAAACTTGGTGGTCACTTCCTTGACGACACGGACTTTCGTGCCCGCCAGGGCCGCTTTCATCGACGCAAGAAACGTCGCGACATTCACCGCGTGGGGCCTGCGCGCCACACTACTAATAATCGGCCGAAAGACACTTTCAACCCGAGGGCGCAGGTCATCCAGATTTCGAGTGAGTGATTGATTTAAGATACGAAGATTCATACGGTTCTCCTCTTATCATTAAACAACCCATACCCAACGGATTATAGGGTTCACGTCTATTTAGAACGTGATCTTAAATTTACCCTGTGACCCCGTTGTCGGCCGCAGATTTTTGCCGGGTGGTTTCGGCATAAAGGACGCGGCTCCCATATACGAAGTGTCCGAGTCGTCCCCATCTTCCCGCCGAGGCTTTCCCGTTTTACTGTGGGGTTTACCCTGTCGAGGATTGGCGACTGGCATCGGATCCGAGAGGTATTGCTGTTGTGGGTCATTGGACAAGCGCATCTTACTGCGGTCCACTTTGATGGTAAAGCGGCGATACTTTGACGTATCCGCATAGCGGTTCTTCAACTGCTTGACCATCAATAAACTATCCTGTTCCAGTTCTTCGCTGGTGACCAACGCAATCTGTAAGTCCGCTGTCTGCGGCAACCCAAACGACTCGCTGGTGTTCGTGAGCGACGGGTCACTATTGTCAAACCCCTCACGGTTGAACTGGGTGGCCGTCAAGCACGGCACATTGTATTCGACCGCCAGACCACGGAGTTCTTCGGCGATCGACTTGACATACATATACGAATTGGTCTGACCGCCCGCCTTGAAGCGAATGGACGAACAGATGTTGATGTAGTCCACGATGAGCAGATCCGGCACGAACTGCTTCTTCAACGCCAACTCATCCAACAGCACACGGAAGTGCCCGACATGCCCGCCGCTCGTCGGATATTCCTTGATGATGAGTTTGCCGAATGCGTGTCGCTGTTGAAGGTCTTCAAAGGCGCGTTCATACATCGACCGCGACATACTTTCAAGCGTATCCATTGTGACATCCAACAGGTTCGCGTCGATACGTTGGGCGATGCGTTCTTCGGCCATCTCCATCGTAATATACAACACCTTCTTGCCTTGCGCGATGGTGGACGCCGCGACATGGCACAGGAACAACGACTTACCGACGTTGGTGCCCGCGACGATGACATTGAGCGTCTTGGGGGTCACGCCTCCGCCGGTAATCTTGTTCATCAACTCCAAGTCAAACGGAATGCGCGTCTGCTCCTGATGATACAGGTCATACCGTGCGCCGATATCTTCGAAGTAGTCATGCCCGATATGTGTGCGAAACCCGACCGACAACGCATCCTTCAACAACCCCGGCACACTGGCCGCCGATTCAAAATCCTTGTCGATACGAGTGATGGATTCGGAGATGGCGAGATAGAGGGCGCGTTGCTTACAGAACTGCTCGGTCTGATCGATGAGCCACTGACGCCGCCCTGAATCGATACGGGTGACGGCGGCCACTTCGGTGAGCAGCGTCGTGGCTTCGGTATAGGCATTCCCTGACAGGGACTCGCGTTCGAGGGCGAGTTTGATCGCATCGACGGTCGGGGTCACCTTATAGGCGGTGATAAACGCTTCGATGGTCGTATAGAGCACTTGCCCCTGCGACGACGTAAAATACTCCTTCTTTAAGAAGGGCAACACCCGTCGCGTATATTCTTCATCACGAATCAGGTGTGACAGAATCAGTGGTTCGATCATTCTTCCTCCGGAGCGTCGGTCGAAGTCGGAGCGACACTCACACCCGCGCCATAACTGAAGTTCGGGCGCACATACTTGTCGTTGAGTTCTTGCAAGAACGCATCGGTGAAGAACTTCTCGGGGGCTTCCTGAATCTTGCCTGCGAACACCGGCTTGCCGCCGGGGAACGTATACTTGCCTCCGCTGTGCTCCACCATTCCCGCCTCGACGGCCATATCGAGCAGCCCATAATACTTATCCAAGCCACCCGAATAAGAGATACGCACATCAACCTGACTATTTTCTCGCGAGAGCCGCGACTTATACATCTTCGCGGTGACGATGCTCCCGATGATATTCTTTTCCTTGTCGCGATCCTTTGACTTGGAGAGCATCGCGATGGAGTCGCTGACATAGATGAGGCCCGACCCACCGCTCATCGCTTTGGTCGGCACGTACGAGTTGTGTGTCACCACTCCGTTGTCTAGCATATAATGGTGTACATCTTTAACCGTAAAATCATAGACCGTTGTCGGTTCAGTATTCTTTGTAATCTTAGTAATCTTCATCTCATACCCTTTCGTGAAAACTTAACAAATCATATATATAGAGAGATAGGTAAAACGTTTATGAAGCATAAGCATCATATTATACCACGGCACATGGGTGGCACAGACGATCCGACCAACCTTGTAGAACTGACCGTATCGGAACACGCGGATGCCCATCGCATCTTATACGAGCAATACGGAAAAATTCAAGACAAAATCGCCTGGCTAATGCTGTCAGGCAAAACCACCGAAGCCGAAAAGTTGCGTATCGCACTTGCAACTGCCGCATTTCAAAAATTTGTGAGAGACCCTGTTCGCAGTGAATCATGGCGTCAAAAAATTTCTGAAAGTTTGCGAGGAAAAACGCATAGCAGCGAAACCAAAAAGAAACGCTCGGAGTCGTTACGTGAAGCATATAAAAACAATCCCGAATTACGTCAACGACTTTCAATTGCTTCACTACAGCATGCCGATGAGTATCGCGAACGAATGAAAAATGGTCTCGCCGAAAAAATGGCAATCGCGAGAAAAACATCGGAGACATGGAACGCCGCAGTTCGTAGCCCCGAATGTCGTCAGAAAAAATCATTATCGGATCCTCGTCGCCGTGCGGTGATTGTTGAGGGGCATCTGTATCATGGGTTGCGAGAAGCGGCTCGTCAAACAGGATACACCTACAACAAATTACGCTGGCACCTCATCCATAACACCAACCCGAACTTCATCCGTTACGCTTAGTTCATCCGCCCGAACCCACTGACCATCTGCCGTCATAAACTTGTGATTTGGAGTGGCTTGAACGATCGTACCATCTTCAAATTCAATATCATAGGTTTCATTCACATCATACTGATACAGGTCAGTGACTGGATGTGGCCCGTTGAGTGTTTGAACCATATCACCAACGGCAATATCCGTAATATTCTTAACAGACCCATCTGACATAATGACATGTGCGGAATCTGACAGGCATCCGATGACATTATACACATGGTTGGTGCAAATCATCGGCACGTTCAACTTGGACAGACGCAGACGCAACACACGGAAGGTGCCGCGAATGAGACCCGCCTTGGTCATATCGCGGGTGTCCTTCTCCGCACGAATGTCCTCGACTTCCTTCGCACTCGACAGATTGCCGAGCGAGTCCAGCACCATCAACATCGGCTGACGCCCCTTCTGTGGGGTTTCGTCGTAGCGGTCAAGAATCTGCAACGCGGTCTGTCGAAACTGCTCAATCGTTTCGGGTTCTGACTTCACAATACGAGTGAGGTCAATGCCCCGTTCCGACAACATCTGGTTGGTCACGGCGCTTTCGGTGTCGAAGTAAATCACCCCACCGTCAGGGTTATCTTCCAACCACTGTTTGATGACGCCCAAGACGAAGAAGGTTTTTCCTGTTGCGGGGTCACCGGCGAACACGGTAATTTTGTTATTAGGCATCCCGCCAAACAACGATCCACTGAGGGCGGCGTTCAGCGTATAGCTGCCCGTATTGATATAACCATCAAACTCCGAGGAACTCAATCCATCGGCAGCAATTGTCGTCATCGCGGGGAGGTCTTTAATTAGGGCACGAAAAAATGACATTATGAGGCTCCTTGTGGAGAAAGTATATCATGAATATTCGGATTTAAATTAATTTCTTGTGTGGCAACATCAAATGCGGCATTGTTATACACGTCGCCCATTCGCGTATGCGCGATATCAAAATATTTGGATTCCAACTCTATGCCGATAAATTGACGATTTAATTTTGCGCAGGCCACACCCGTTGTTCCCGAACCCATCGTAAAATCAAGCACGGTATCATTCGGATTCGTATACGTCTTGATGAGATATTCCATTAATGCCACCGGTTTTTGTGTTGGATGAAACCCGGTTTCTCTCGCAAATCGTAATACACTTTTTGGATACCGCGCCCCTTCGGGATTATCACGATGAACAGAATGCGCACTCGCCCCATAGACTTCGCCAACTGTTTTCTTATTTCGTGTTTTGAATCCTTGATATGGTGTGGAATACCACGTTTGAGGATTATAAGTCGGGCGTTCTTGATAAAACACCAACACGTTTTCATGGGCCTTGAGAGGCATCACTTTCGCATTTAATGGATTAGTACCCTGTGGCTTCTCCCATATCCACTCATACCGAAGTTCTTTGATGTTTGAGGACGCCAACATAGACGTAAATGGTTGTTGTGCGGTAAACACCAACGCCGCGGACGGCTTCACAACCGCATGAATTAGCGACCACATGGTGTCAAACGGAATAACACAATCCCATGCGCACGCCGTGGTGCCGTAGGGCAAATCAACTAATACCATATCTACGGAATGTTTGGATAGGGTTGGAAGTATTTCCAAACAATTATTATTGTATATGGTGTGAGGCATCGTGTGCTATTATACATCAAGAGTCGGAATCATGTTTTCCCAATACATAGGCATGGTTGTCTATCCATTTAATTACCGGCTGCTGACAACTCGCCGTTTTATTCCAGACAAACCACGCATAGACCATCCGGCATGAATTAAAGTTGGCGATAAATGTCGAGGCATCTGGGCCGATGTAGCTCACCATCTGACCTTGCAACCCCGTGTGCTTAACCGTGACATCTGGTGTGAGAAACTTCACTCGCCGCGAAAGAAAACATATTGCCGACGAGATTCGCAATAATTGTTGACCCCAGTGCGTTTCGGTGGCATTATTGGTGAGCACACACGCCGACTCCATTGTCGGCAATGACTGTTCCAGTTTGTCGATAAACGCAGTCATCAGTTTATTGGCATACGGTGGATTGAGCCAGACGCAGCCCGACCATTCGTGAAGCAATCCGTTCTGCTCGTGAGTAAAGTAGCGGTCAGCTCGAATCCATTGATTCGCGATAGGGTTCGAGGCGGGGTCAAGATCGATTCGCCCCATTGTGCGCCGGGCCGCCTCGATAATCCATTCAGGAGTATACCACTCTTGATTGCCGGTATTGTGTTGGGTATGCGCCATATTCACACTAGTGCATCAATAGGAGTAGTATTTGATGTGACTACGTTTTTCTTCTTGGACTTCTTTGCCCGTGCCGGAGCCGATTCCTTATCCCCAAACAACGTGGGTTCCCAATAATTAAATGTCAGTGCATCCGCACAGGCAATATTGTGTTCAACAATCCACCGGTGGTCTTCCGTGTCTCCCGCAATCTCTAGCAGTCGGTACCGACACGCCTCGGCGTTGTCCGACATGAGTTCGACCCCGTAGGTCGTCTGGAGGGCTTGCGTCGGCGTGCTCCCGTGCGCGATCTTCCGGCGAAGAACTTCGACAAGGAAGTTACCATCACCGCAGGACGGATCAAGAAACGTCTTCTCGGGATTCGACCACACCTCACGAGGAATACGGTCGAGCAGCTCATTCACGAGCGGTGCGGGCGTAAAGACTTCGCCGGTTTGCTTGATGCGCTCGTCGGAACGTTCAATGTTATTTGGCATACTGTTCGACATACGCAATCTCATCCTTCGTGAGTTTGAAGTGCTCATAGAGCATCTCGTCGGTCCAATCAATCGAACGGTCTACAGCGGGAAGCGACTTGACGATAATCGGACGAAGCAGGAAGTGATTGTAGACGCACAGACGAAGCATCACGCGGTATAGTTTACTCGTCAGTACCTTAACAACTCGCTTACCTTCGGCGTTCGATGCCACAGGAAGAAAAAACACGTTCTCCGACGTACCGCCAACTTCAAGCACCCGTGGTTCAAACGTATAGTTGCGTGTCATGATGACCTTCGGCTTGTCGTAATTGCTGTTTCGATGATTGCTCCAGCACAAGTCGGTGTGAAAGACCTTGTAGCAATACTCTTGCGTCTTTGTCTCCCGAATGTTCGCTTTTTGTGTGTGGTTCTCGGTGTTGCGTGTGAACGAGAACTGCGGACCTCCACAGAAATAGAACTTCTGCATGAGACTCAACGTCTCTGCGGAGATATCGTTCGGTAGAAAATCCATAGACTTTATGGGCACCTGAATGTCGCCAGTAGTCGTTCTAAGCGTGAACGACTTATCGGGAGCTGCCTTCTGGAGCACCCATGCCGAGAACGAACTCCCCACACTCGGGAAATGCTTGGCGACGGTCAGGTCCACAAAAATAAGACGCTGGTCGAAAATGAGCGAGTGTTCCTTCGATGGACCCAACCAAGAATCAGGAGTCACAAAGGACATATACCCACCGGGATTCAGCATGTCAATCGACTGTGCGAGAATTTTGGTCCAGAGTTTCTCTCGCGAACCCGCTTTACGCGCACTATCCTGATACGGCGGATTGCCAACAATGACATCCGGTGCATCCGGTGTAAACGATCCTGCCATCTTTTCGCTCCATTTCACCACAGTAAATCCATTCCGTTTCAGCCATGGCATGTAGTAACTATGTGTTTCTGCACAGATGATCTCCGCGTTCGGCCATTTTTCCTGTACGGCAAACGCGATCGCGCCGTTGTTCGCATTGACCACCAGCACCCGTTTCGGAGATTTGGCACGGATGCGCTTGACCATTTTCCGCGCCAACTCCAGCAGTGTGAATACCAGACCCTTATTCACTTTCTGTTTCGTGTTCAGGAACACGCCACTATCGAGCGCCTGCTCCACTGAGAGTCCCGCAAACGACTCACGCACCTCGTTCAGTATACTCTGAAACGTGCGCCGCAGCCCCTCATTCGTAGTTAGGACACGGCGAATATACTTCATGTCTTTTGCCGTAAAAATTTCCGCCAGCATCTTGTCCCGCAACAGCGCGTCGAGGTCGTACACGTCCGTCATCCACGCCGCAGGCCGCATCTCCTGAGCGAACGTCTGGAAGCACTCCACCCACTTGGTGACTAAGGTCTTCGCAATCTGCCCAGACAGTTTCTTGGACGGCTTCGTGTTCGACTTCGCGACCTTCGCACCCGTGTCGTCGGTGAGTGCGTCGATGTTTACAGATGCCCCCTTGAAGTTTCCCTCCGGTGCCTCCTGAAGCAGATGCATACTGTCCAGCAGATCCTTGGCAATGCTCATCACCGGCACGCGATCACGCAACCGCGACAAGAAGTGTTCCTGTACGCTGGACAGGATGCCTTCGATGCTGAACGTCTTCCAACCGTTCTGATAGTACGTGAGCGGCATGCACGCCAGCACTTCGCGTTCCGTGACCCCCGACGAGACGGCGGACTGCGCTTTTGCCAACTGACCGAGGAGCACTTTCAGTGTCGTGTTCGGCTGGACGCAGTAGAACCACACCTGATCCTTGCCGGGGCACACGCGACAGATACGGCCCATCAACTGCTCAAAGTTGGCGATACTCTGCATCTTGTCCAAGAGCACAATGTGATCGAGCGGGACGATGTCCGTACCCGTCAGGAACTTTTCGCACGTCAGCACCGTCACGCGGCCCTTCTCGTTCAGGAGCCGTTCAACACACGCACCGATGCCGATGTTCTGCGACTTCGCGAGCGACTCCAGCGTGAAGCTGTCGATGAAAAACACGTCGCGGGGCGTCGAGTTCAGCAGTTCTGCGAGTGCGGGGAGGTAGTTCGCCGCACTGTCGCCGTTCTGACCATCAGGGCACTTCCACAGACCACAGCGTCCGTTCAACGAGCACCCGTTCTTGTGGGTCGAGTCAAGCTGGTCATACGCGACCGTGGCGAACTTCATCAGCGCCTTCGCATTGAGAAAGAGGCCATTCTCGCGGGCAAACCACTTGCGCGGATCGAACCCTTCTTCGGCTGTATACGCTTCCGCGAAGATGGGATCGACGGACGAGAGTGGCGTGTCGAGACAGTGGATGTGCGGTTGCGGCAGACCGGTCTTGTCGCGATGCGTCAGCGCCCACACGAGTGTGCGGGCGACGACCTGTTCGCGAGTAAAGAGCGAGTAGACGTTGTAGGGGGTCGCCGTCAGGTTCAGCACGTAGGGGGCCGTCAGTTCCGCCAGACGACTGGCGGTCAGTGCCGCGTTGAACTCTTTGTGACGTTCGTCGTTGATGATGACATCCACCAGACCCACAAGCGGCTGGTACTTGTCGCGCAGCGTACCGTTCCCGTCATCATAGCGGGCGTCCTGCACGTTGGCCACGATGAAAATGACTTCACCCTTGTCTGCTCGTGCGCGGAGCGCGGCGATATCGTAACGGTCGAGATGCTTTCCGTCGATGAATGTCTTCGTCACATCGCGGTCGAGACCGACGGCATACGGACCTTCGATGGCGTCACGAAATCCGTTCTTCGTGTCGCTCACCGGCGTCAGCACAAGCACGAGCCCACCTGTCGGTTCAAGCACACGCGTAACAGCTTCGACCGCCACTACTGTCTTACCACCCCCCGTATAAACGGCGACTAAACACTGTCCGTCCGACTGTAAGATCCGATACACGTCATCGATGACATCTACCTGCCCGAAGCGCCACACCCGAAACGGTCGCACATCACGCCGTTTGAGAAGACCTTGCGCTTGCTTGACAATATCGGCAAGGATGTCGAGATCTGTGCCGGGATTGAAATTCAGCAAACGTTCAGAGTTGCCGTTTCCCGAAGTCGCATGAACGACCGCGCTAAAGGGTATACGACCGGCACGATGGGCCTTGATAATCTCGGTGCGAATGTATTCGTCATAAGCGAACCCCTGACGATTCGCACCGCTCTGGGGGATACCCTTGTCGGTGTTTATCACGTAGAAGCCCGCGGCAGTAATAGGCGTATGCCGATTTGAATGGTCAGAGTACCGTTCGGCAAATGCTTCCGACAACGTCAAGCCGGGTCGATACGTCTGCCCGCCTTTATAGGGGTCTACCGCGTTACCCTGTCCATCGGACGTGTCGGCTATGTAAAAAAGCACTTGGTTGGGTGTTAGAACGCCCGAGAAGCCCTCACGGGTGCAGTCGAACAGGTGTGCCGTTTTCGTATCAGCTTTGAGCATACAGATTGGTGAAGCTTTTCTTTAATATCAGCGAATGGGGCCATTCCCACTCCAATACCTATATTTTACTCTAGACACCCCCTAATGTCAAGAAATATATCCCCCGTAAGTTGTTGCTTTGCCTAAAACAACGTCGCCGTCGGTCGAATCGTCCAGTTCACGCAGGCAATAATCGCCTCCAACGGGGAGGCTAACGTCTTTTCAAACTGTTCTTGCCTATCAAGAAACTGCTCCAACTTCCACTCCGGCGGCAACGTATTCGGGGCCGCAATCACATTACACCGCAGTGGATTCTGCGGCTTCAAATAGCAGAACCGAATCTTCTCGCCGTCACGAATCTTCGGATAGCGTTTATCCAAGTTCGTGTCTTTCAGGTGCCGATTATACACCAGCGACCCCTTGACTTGAATCGGGGTGCCACTGGTAAACTGCCCACTCGGGAGAATCGGATAGTCATTCATGCCGTTACACGACCGCGGCGAGGCAATCTCTTCAAATGGGCGGGCGAGATAGCCTTGTTCGGCTTCGTCCAACAAGGCATAGAACCCCTCTTGGTCGCCGCGAATGAAATATTCCAGCGCCTTCTTAATCACCTGTCGCGCATACTTCGGCGTGGACGACCGCACCGCTTCGATGCCGACGGTCTTGAGCTTCGGGGGGTCAAACCGCACGCCTTCGTTGTCGTGTACCCAGAGCAGATAGCGTTTCTTGGCCGTCCACACGCCGTGCTCCGCAATCGCTTCGCGCTTCATCGCCAACACATTCTCTTGCGTGTTGAACGTCTCTCCGATGGTGCGAAACGCCTTGTCGATGACTCGCTGCAAATCTTTCTCGCAATATGTGTTGAGATAATCAATCGCTTCCGCTGTGGGCATATTCGCGACCACGGGGGCGAGTTTCACATAGATAGAGTCGGTGTCACTCGCCAGCACATAGTCCGTCTTGGTGCCGAACTCGCTGTTGAGAAAGGCATTCACCTCGTCCGCGACATAGCGAATAATCATCTGTCCAGTCATCGTGACGGCTTCGGCCTGACGCACATCAAAGAACCTATGATGTTCATTACCCACGGCTCCATAGCAGGAATTGAGGGACACCTTTTTTGTATTTTGTTCGAGATTATACCTGACGTGCTCTCGTTGGAGGTGTTCCGCATACGCCTTTAGTTCGGCGTCCGACATATTTTTCAAGTTTTTCATTAAATATTGTCATTCCTTTCATTTTACATTCGTCGTCGGTAATTCTGACAACCATAAACCCGGAATGTCTCGCAGAGGCATCAAAAAAATTATCCCGCTGTATTTGTTTATCCCCTTGATGCCAGTATACACCATCCATCTCAATTAATAAACCAAATTCTGGAAGGAAAAAATCAAAATAATGCCGAAGATTGGATATTTGTATCGGTAATTGATATTGATATTCGTAAATAATATGATTGGAGTCTAACCACTCCGCACACCATTGTTCAATCCACGTTTTCTTTCCGGCACACCAGTGTTTCCTAGATTGTTCAAACCCAGACAAAACTTTGTCTTTATAAATAGGCGAACTCGCATATTTTGCTTTTCCGGCAGCACTATGATCTCGCGTAAGAATACCATAATGCTTAAAATCTCTTAATACTGCCATACCATTAGAATATCCGAAGCGTTCGGCTATTTCCCATAAGGATTGGTTTTGGCTCCAGTACCAATATTCTAATTCTTCTTTACTAACTTTGGGTGGATTGATAATGTCTAAACCATTACGTAATCGGGTCGGAATATTATGTCTTCGTAAAACATTAAAAATAGTAATTCTATTCACATCTTGAAACATACTACCGATTTGAGTAATAGAATTACCGTCAACATACATCTGGCATACTAGTTGTTGTTGTTCCGCAGATAGTTTATATTTACCTTGTTTACCGCGCTTGTTGCTCTTGTATGGCAATTGATACTTCCGCAATAATCTATACGCGGTAGTATACGAGCAATTTAATTGCGCCGCTATTTCATCAATTGTTAAGTTTTCCGTAGAAAAGTCAATATGAATAGCACCCATACTATCTATTTATCTTTTCTCGCCGCTCCATCTCTTTCTTCACTCGTTCGTATTCCTTGGCAGCGTCGGTAGCCTTCGTTTTTGCGGACGTGCGTTCTTCATATAACCGCGCCAAGATTTCAGGCAGGAACCCCACCATATCCACGCGGAACGCTTGCTTGTTCGGCGTGATGCAGACCGACAGGACGCGCAGCCACGGAAACGGATCCGGCGTGGACAAATCCCGTAGCGTGGTCTCAATATCGGTGCGTTCCAAATACGCAATCAGTTCCCGCAACGCCCACGCCACTATCGGCACATCGGGTTGTTGCACATCTAGCAACCACTGACGCGGTGTGCATTCCGATAGCGCAGGTGGTGTGTGTATCGCATCGGCCCCTGCCAAATATTCGATATCCTCCAACCGTGATTTCAACCACTCAATTGGCAAATGCCGGTCGGGGCTGATATTCCACTGTCGCATAATCGACGGATACAGCGAGTTCACGTCAAAGGACACCACCCAGTCGTGCTTACCGGTGATGGGGTCTTTCACATACGCACCGGCATACTGCGCACCCTTGTGCGTCTCGCGCTTCAACGGAATCGCAATCTGTCGGTCATACAATTCGTAATACATCATCGCATCCCACAGACGCACCTGTTTGAACGTGTCCTGAAAGTTCACCCGCGCACCATAGGCGATTTGCACACACAGGTCAAGATGATGGAGCTTGTTGTTCAGTTCACGGACGAGTTGAGTATCGGCGATGTTGTAATCAATAAACTTCTGATAATTCTCTTCCGCCAGCCGTTGCAGCGACCCATACTCATCATAGGACACTTTCTTCTTGCCGAGTTCGACTTCCGCAATCGCATCGAGTCGATAGGACTCCTGCTGCGTGAGCGAGAACTTGCGATAGAGTTCCAAATAGTCCAGAATCGGAATGCCCACAATGTCTGGCAACTTCTGGTCGCGCCCCATCATCGTCACGTTGCGATGTGTGAGTTTGCGCCACGGCGACAGCACCGACGAACTGATTTTCAGTTTCTTTTCGTCACGCAATCGGTCGATGCGATTGAGAATATAGGGAATGTCGTAGGTGTGGGTGTTCCAGCCTGTAATAATATCGGGATAGTCGGCCGTCCACCAGCGAATAAAGTCAATCAGGAGGGCGACTTCATCCTGACACTGCGTATAGGTCACATCGTCGCGGAGATTCGCATAGTCTCCACAGCCCCACACATAGTAGTGCCCCCACACTTCGGCGGTAATGGCCGTGATGGGCTGATACGGATTCTCTGGAGGCGCGAAGCCTTGATCCGACGCGACCTCGATATCGAGAAAGACCGTGCGCAATGACTCGAACGGCATGCCGCATTTCTGACCGACTTCTTCCGCGAAAAACTGATACATCGGGGCGATGGTGCCGTAGATGATGCGCCCCTCTTCTTTGGAGCGATCCACGAAGTGATGATACTGTGAGAGGCTGCGATGGCGTCGCTCCTTCAACACGGTGCCATCAAGCGTGCGCCAGTTCTCCGTCCCGTCATTAATACCACACGGATAGAACGTGCGCGGCTGATAGGGGACTTTATAGAAGGAACCTTGGCGGGTGATGGGGTCGCGCAATCGCACGCCCAAGTCATCTTTCAACACCACCACGCTGGTGTACGTATCATACATTCCCGTCATGGGGATTAGTATACCTCATTCCGAGACTAAACGCGAACGTTATCGCGCTTCAGTCAACGTCAATTTTGGCGTGGCCGCACCATTCGGAATCGTGAGACCCGCGAGCGCCGCCAGATACTGCGTCTTGAGTTCGTCCTCGGGGTTCATCACGCAGAGCACATGCGCACGGTTGAGCGCCACGGTGTCTTTGTTGTCGCCCGCCCATGTAAACGGCATCAACCCAATCGCCATCGACGTTTCCCCGCTACGCAGCGGCTGAATTGTCAACGGGGACTCGACAATAATTTCGGTGGAGGACTCCTCGATCACCCGAGCGATGACTTCCTGCGAACTGACAAACTTGATAATCTTCACTGTGCCCATACTCTACTCCTCATTCGAATTGCGTTTTAATCATTCCCGTCGAAAATAAATACCATTCGGCCTTGCGCCGGCGCGTCAGTCCTCTCGACTCGACCAAGACGCCGTGACTATTTCTTACTTTATTCCACGCCACAAAGTTGCTTTCATTGATGAGGGCAATATTCCCCGTGCGAAGTTTTCGACCAACGGTCGAACTTGCAAACCCACCCGCACCGATATTATATGCGAAACAGACGCAGGCGTCAAATTGAAATTGTGTGAGGGGTTTTGCCGAGGCGGCGGTGACGGCCGCCTCGAACTGTCTCAAGTCCGTATGCACCCATTCTTTCGCTTGCGCTTCGGTGCACGTCATACCCTTCGTCACGGGTTGATTATTGACACGAGTGGTGCCGTAGCCAATCGTCCAGACCCCCACGACATCTGGATAGGCCGCAGCCCGAAATCCTTCAAACTCACAGATTAACTGGATGCCCACAGCACTCGTTGTCATCACCACTCCGTTACTTTCGTGTTTTGCCTATTTCATACTTCGCACGAAGATTCCAGTTGCCTTTATCCTTGAACGGAATAATCTTCAAGGTATCAATCGGCGCCGGATGCGGGTTTTGAATGCGATCCTGATGCACGACGACAATCAAGCCCCATTGCTGGAGGAGCATCGCAATCGCGTTGCGCCGTGCCAGATCGTCCTCGGTAATGACGGTGCGCGATGCTTTGCCGTCCAACAGGAACATTTCCTTGAAATGCACCAAGTAGTAGCGTTGCCGCTTGTATAAGATATGACATGACTGCCATAAGGTTTTCCCCGGCTCATTCGGGTCTTTGCTATAAGCCGGCGCCCCGATGCGGGTCAGCGTCTCCTTGACTTTGAGAAAGTTATCCGCCGGTTCTTTGCCGGACGCCCCTTCCACATCAGGAAACCGAATCTCCACAAAGGACGCCTCGTAATCGTAAACAGCCATACGAGATCTCCATCATCGATATTAACGAAACCGTGATGGAGAGGCCCCGTCTTCTAAGACCTTCCGCATCACCGTAACTTCCTCTTTAGTATGTAGGTTTGCGGAAAGTTTGGCTTCGCGTTGACTCATTCCATAATACTTCGCAATAACCGCACTATCGGGGTCTTCGAGGGACTTCGGCCACTTCTCAAATCGCCGACGAGGACGCAGCGTATGAATATAGAACGCCGCTTGGTCGGCTTTGTCCAGATGGGGTCGCTGATTCATCATCGACGCTGCCAGCACGGCATCCTCGGAGAGCGAGAATGCACGGTTGACCATAAAGGGTTCGTAGGGCAGATTCTGTTCCACCAAATCCTGATAGGTCAGTGGCCGCGTGGCGGAGAGGGCGTTAATCGTGTTGAAGATGGTCGGCTTCTTCTCCGTGGGGTCTATCGGTTTTCCTGTTGTGGCGATCATCGGTTTTCGTGTCGAGGCCATCGTCGCTCCTACCGATACTGCCCATTGTGCATGAGTTCCAGACAGAACGCCGCCAGATGGACGTGCGGGTCTACCGCGTTCATATGCTTATACTGATAGTCCGCCGTCAGCACAACCAGCGACGGAATATGACTATCCTCGGCATTCTCATGGAGCCAGTCAAATACCGACCGATAAAACTTCGGGGGGTCGATGTCCGCATACTGACCAATCCACACTCGTGCCTCTTTATAGTTGCGAGTCTTGAGGGCTTTCCAGAGCGGATCGAACTGCACATCCGCTTGCTGCCCCAACACGGCAGGCGTGAGTTCCCCATTCACACACGCCCGCTGAATCTCATTAATCATGCGCCGCAGATCCGGCCACCACCGCTTGATGACTTGTATCAGCACATCTTCCGAGGCGGTCACCTGTTCCTTGACCAACATGTCCTGAAGTCGAGCCAACGTCTGGACCATCAGGTGCTTCTTCTCCGCAGGTGGAATGCCGAACGAGATGCCGGTGCAGCGTGAGTGGAGCGCGGGAATAATGCGGTTGCTGTAGTTACAGGTGAGAATGAATGAGCAGTTGACCGCGTAAGCCTCCATTACCCCACGTAGTCCTGCTTGTGCTTCTGGTGTAAGATAATCCGCTTCATCGATAATAATACAACGGCGTTTACCATCGAAAGTCATGGCCGCGGCAAAATCTATGATCTTGGTTCGCAACACATCAATTCCGCGTTCTTCCGATCCGTTGATTATTAACGGAATGATATCAAGCTCACGACATAGCGCGAGGGCCAATGTGGTTTTTCCTGTGCCGGGTGAGCCCATAAGTAACATATGCGGTAAATCGCCCTGAGCGACAAATGATTTTGCCGTATTTTTGATATCATTTGGTAAAACGCACTCATCAATTCTGCTAGGTCTGTATTTTTCTACCCAGATAAATTCTTCAATCATAATAATGCTCCATATTTGTTTTGAAAATCATTGGAATAATAAATAGTCAATGGGAGAGTATAACATGGCTCAGCAAAAAGGAAAACCAGCACCCAATTCACAAGATTTAACCGGTAAAATATTCGGTAAATTAACGGTTATTTCAAAGGGAAACATGAAATATTTTCCGTCTGGTTCTGCCGCCAGACAATGGGTATGTCAATGCCAATGCGGCAAAATCACAGAAGTATTGGCGAACAATCTTCGTCGTAAAAACACCAAAAGTTGTGGTTGTGCTAGTAATGAACGTAGACGCCAAAAAGGAAAACTCTCTCATAATTGGTCCGGTGGTCGATGGATTAACCGCGATGGATATGTAATGGTATACATCACAGAAACGAATACACAATTTGTTCGCTCATCCTCCCGTACATACGAACTAGAACATGTATTAGTTATGTCCAAATTTTTGAATAGAAAGCTCACCCCGCATGAAACCGTTCACCATATAAATGGTGTGCGAAATGATAACCGTATAGAAAATTTAGAGCTGTGGTCATCGTCCCATCCTCCCGGTCAGCGAATAAAAGATAAAATAAAATGGGCTAAAGAAATTTTATCTTTGTATGACACTATACCTAAACTGTTAGTCACATAAAGTGAGGGCGTTGGAAGAAGCCCCCCTCGCGGATTATACCTTCCAACTTCGACATCTCGTTCAATAGACCGTCGTCCTCCCGAATGCCGAACGTTCCGCTTTCCCACAGCCGTCGCCGTAGGCGTGTTAGGTGCGCGTCTTCACGACATGACCAGACGTGAGATAGGTGACCTTCTTGGTCGGGTCGTTGAGCTTGAAGAACATGCCGAACAACGTGTTGCTATTGGTGTTATTCCCGATTTCACCGACTTCGACCGTATAGTCGCCGGGAATGAGTTCGAGGGCATCGAACTTCACCGCCCACGTATTGTCCACCGCTTCCTGCACGTTGGTGTTGGGCATGTTATACGCCGCCGACCCCGAGGCGTCGCCACCCTTATCCTTCTCGTTGACGAGCTTCAGCACCAGTTCCCCGTCCGTGTTGACGATGATGTGCAACGACGTCGTCTGAAGCACGGCGGCCGTCCGCTTGATCTTCGTCCACAGGGCCGACGGCAGATCGAACGTCGCAATCGGTTTCTTCAGATGGAACTGCACGCCAGGCGGCGCCGCGACCACATCCGCATGGGCATACGGAATCGTGACCTTGCCGTAGTCATGCTCCACGACGAGCGATGACGAGCCAAACGCAATGGTCGGCAGCTTATCGGTCTTGCAGGTGTCGATAATGCCGAGCAGACGGTTCAGTTCATACAGCGCACACTCCTGCGGCAGTGGCTCATTGAGTTCCACATCCGCGATAAAGTTGCGGGTGTCGTTACACGCCCGCTGGGCGCTGCCCGCCTTGAACACGACCTGATTGTTGATACTCGCAAAGTTCTTGAGAATTTCTACTGTTGAATCATTCAATACATACGAAGCCATACTTATCCTCACTTAGTTGTTAGTAGTGCACCAGCCGTGTGTGGAGTATACCACGCATCGACCGCTGCATACAAGTCATCATAACTGCCACTATTCACAATTACTGGGTCGTCGGCTACCGTGGCATCCTGTAGCCAATCCCATTCCGAGAGATGGAGATGCGTCCGATCATCGTGAATGATGTCTCGCACGCGAAATCGTGCGCGGGCGGCGTTCCATAACTCTGCGTGAAGAGCACTCGGAAACTCGGATTTGCGCACCAATAAAAATTGAGCACCTTCAGCACGGAGCGCGTTCCGTTCATTGACGAACCGCACATCGTCAATCACGACATTCGCGTCGAGGCCGAGATTGCGAATTTTGGCAATGACATTATCGCACCAGATGGTTGGGAGGACATGCTGGCGAAAAATGTCCGTGCCGAGAAACTGAAGCGCATACCGCGGCGAGAAGGGTTTCATCATCCGCTGCGACCAGAACGCGTCGGGTTCTTCGCGCCAGAGTCTATCTTGTGGCGTCGCGCCTTCCAGTCGTTGTCGATCCCATCCAAATGCGGCACCGGCGATATCCTTCACCGCCGAGGCGAAACTCAACCGCACAAATCCATGCTCACGCACCAAATACTCAGCGATGGTAGACTTGCCAGTGCCGGCAAATCCACTCAATCCAATAATCATACTCTACTCCTATGCGTTACTGCTGTACGAGTCTGAGTTTTTCTTCAATAGAGCTGTCAGGATTTTCTGCGAGCCAGGCGTCGCGATTATTCTTATAGTGCTGCTGAAGCACATCGGCCGCCACTCCGATCTTCTCCGCCGCAATCGTCAGGAGTTCCTTGCGCTTTGACGCGGAGAGGGAACTGAACTGCTTGACCGTCGCGGGTCCAGATGCCGGTGCAGGCGGGGCGTTCGCTGCGGGGTTGCCGCCCGTGCCATCCATACGCACGACGGACGGCACCGGATCGTTGCGATGAATGCGCTCGTTAGACACGGTCGCCATCGCGGGAATACTGCCACTGTAAATGTAGGTGCCGTGATGCTTGATGACCATCCACGGCGCCAACCACACACCGAGACCCGCTTCACGCGCCTTCTGGCAGAACCAATAGTCCTCACTCAGATAGCGTCCGTGGACGGGTTCGATCTCGGCTTGAAAATACTGATAAATCTTACGGGTGCCATCGAACGCGGCCGAACGGTTATGGTCGGGGTTATACCAATACTGTGGATACGCGTCGGCGAACTTCGTAAAGACGCTCCGTTCGATCATCATGAAGCCCGTACCGAGTTCCAGCACCTCAACGGGGTCGTCCAACTTGATTTCGGTCGTGCCGGGAGCCGCATTGAACACGAAGTCGCCCGCAAAATCGGCCAACTTCCCACGGTCGTCATTGGGCACCAGCCCATACTTCACCGCATCGTAGATGTTCTCCCATGCGAGGCACTTCTTTGGATACGGACCCCCCGCAATCGGCTTGTCCATCGCCAGCAAGGCAATGACATCCATCGGATTGAAGTCAATATCCGAGTCAATAAACATCATGTGCGTATGGGCACTACGCAAAAACTCATCGACCATATAGTTACGGGCCCGCGTAATCAGTGACTCGTTGAAGATAAACGAGAACTGCACCTGAACGCCGTACGCCTGGCACACGCGGGAGAGATCAAGAATACTTTTGGTATAGGAGCCGAAACACTGACCGCCATACATCGGGGTCGCAACGAATAGGGATTTCTTCTGTAGTTCACTGACCGGCACTTCAAGATTCATAATCACTCCACGGGAAAAATAATAAAGTCAAACACTAATAGTATATAGTATTCACCGACGAACGTAAACGGTTATTTTTTGGGCACCGTCAACCACAACATACTGTCTACAAATCCGTGCACGTCATACAATGGCTGCACCGCCCACGTATACCAAATATTGCGCTGTGCGGCGTCAAGCACAATCACCATCGCGTCCGGCGACAGTTTATGCCGAATCATCGCCAACACGGCCCCACGCGCCACACCATCGACGAGGACACAATGCACCTTCGACCAATCGATATCGATGCCGGTAGCATTGATGTAGTCCTCCAGCCCGTGCGGAAGTTCCTCGGTGGGTGTGCCGTAACGACGAAATTCGTGCTCTTCGATGATGTGCACATCCTCACCCAGTTGAAACCCCATCTTGCGTCCGCCCGCCGCGGGCTTCCAAAAGAGAAATACTTCACCCCCACGCTGCATATCCCCGAGCACCATGCGTATACGCTCAAACCACTCTTTTTGATGTTCGATGCTGTACAGCTTTTGCGAGGCTCGCATATGAGCGGCAAAGAGACAGGTGGATCCACCGCACCCATATTCCACAAACACCGCATCATCGGGGGCGGCCGCAATCATCTGCTTGAGGGCCTCCTGTTCGTTGGGGGTCATCAAAATGACCACATCATGCATAATACTGTGATTGATTTTGGCGGGGGGCACCGCCACGATTTTTGAATAATCTCTATCCACGGGACAACCTCATTCTAATGACGAGAATTTATTTGTAGGCTTTATGGTGTGCGAGGCGACCAAAAAATCCCCGTTGTTCTGACATGCTATGGAACACAAACTTGTGTCCCTTGAACTTGCTATACATTTTGCCGATATTTTGAGGACTGAGCGAGAACGTGCCGATGGGTTCCAACTTGTTGGGGTTGCCCATGAAAATCAAATACGCGGTCGTGGTGTTCCACGGCTTATAGATGACGGCATCCTGATGATACTTCGCGCCCGCCTTTTTGAGAAATCCGCGCAGGTTGCCGCTGTCGTCCCCATCGCTGCCGATGACGAGAAAGGATTCTTCCACGACCTGTCGCTCTTCGGGTGTGCCTTCGTTTTCCGGCCACGACCCTACGACGCGCAGGTAGCCAAAGCCGGCCTGACGAATCTCGGTTTGGAGTTGCCGATTCAATGCGCGATTCTGCGCGAGCGGGGTCGCACTCCCGCCGCGAAAGGCGGTGATAAATCCCATATTACGCGTCTGAATGTGCGTCAGAATACGAGAGAGTCCGGCTTCGTCCAGTTGTTGCCAGTCCGCGTGTTCGTCAAGATGGGCCGTAAATGATTGAATTGGCATAGGGCTCCTGTATTATTTATATGCGCACGCCGTTAGAGAAAAAATGACGCCACGAGTGCGACTTGCGCACCCGCAGCCCCGCCCAGCACATAACAGATTTGCTCAGTCCGTGTCTCGGCCTTGATGACTTCTTTGATCGTTGTAAATCCAATAGTCGCGATGAGCACGTCGGTGATAAACACCATCACATAATCTAAATGGGCGACCGCGCGAATATTCAGTGTCACAATAAAATACATGCAAAACTGCAAGACAAACAGTTTGGCGGAACGAGCGTATATCGAGTTCATCATCGTCATGCGGTGGTCGGTGGGGCAAAATGGAAATAGGTGCTGAGAATATATTTGGAATGGGTGGTCGGCATGAGCCCTTCATGCGGAAACATCCACATAGGGGGAAAGATGAGGAGGGTGCCTTGCGTGGCGTCAATGCGCCAGCCTTCACTATCCCGTGCACCATAGAACCGCGTGCCGGCTTCGTTATCGTTGAGGTAAAACAAAAACGCCAGATAGCGGGTGCAGCTTCGATAATTGGCCGCATCCGCGTGAAGAGGAAATCGATGTCGGTTAGGTTCGTACCGTTTGATGCGACAGGTTTCGACAAGCCGCTGTATGGGCATCATCTTATGGGGGTCATAGTAATGCGCATAGTCGGCCGACGCGCGTTTGACCACATCCATAATAGTCGCCGTTTCCTGCGTCCACTCCGCCGGTGGAGTCATCTCCAATTGGTCGAACATCGAGTGGGTGTGGTCTTTCTGTGCCGCCGTATCAAAACGCCGAATCAAATGTTCGCAGAAGGGTTTGGAAAGAATCCCGTCGTAGGTTTGAAACATGCGTCTAGTATAGCACAAATAAAAAACCGCCGCAGGAATTCGCGATTCCTACGGCGGATGACCGTTTCTAATATCACACCAGACCTTCTACGGTCAAGTTTCCTCTGGTGAGGTCTGTGATTATAATCACCACGGCTTGGCGTTCGATACGCCTCCGCCGATTCTTGGAGACTGCAAGAACCGTTCGTGGCCCCCGGAGAGTCTACTCCGACGTTTCAACGATACGCATATCGGCGTAACACCGATATGCCGCACTGGGCCTAAATCCTGTTTATACTCGCCCAGTCGAGTTCTCGGCTGTCAGGGGTTCCCGAAGGCTTACCCGACGATTCTCGTCCCTTTACGGTGCCGAGTATGCGTGGAATAGGGGTGCTAATCTACGCATGAAATACCCGTCTCTGCCCTATTTATTCACGCTTACGGGTGGAAGGTGAGCTTCCCGCTAGGCAGTTCACGACCAATCATTATGTACCTCATCGTATGTCAGATTGGCCAGCCATTACGAATGAGTACGGGGGAGGCCTCGGCCTCCCCCGTCGTGGGATTACGCGAAGATCGACGCGCCCTGCGACGCGAACGCCGCAGCGACCATCTCACGGCTCGGCGTGCCGAGACGGTAGACCGGCGTGGACATGCCGTTGATGGTCTTGGTGTTCTTATAGATGGCATAGCCATCCTGACGAAGCTCCGTGATGAGGAATCGCGCCCGTGAATCGCTCACGTTGAGACGCGATGCGATCTGGTTCGTGGTGAAATCATAGCCGCTGTTGAACGCGGTAACGAGACGATCCTTCTGAGACTTACGAGTAGCCATAGTATTCATTCTATCCTTTCGCCTTGGTTGTGAGTTGCTGCGTCGGGCGACAACGACGCATCAACGACTGACAGGAATAAGTATAGCACATCCTGTCGGAAAGTCAACTATCTATTTGCAGGCAGCTGTGCCCACAACAAACGGTTGCGATAATAGGTAAGTGCGCAGTCTAGGCATTTGCCCGCCGACGATACCTGCGGACGATCCTTGTGTGCGCACGTCGTAGCATTTGGCACCAAAGACAGCGGATTAGATGCCGTTGCCATAATCGGAGTGCGACTTGGTGTATGGCCAGATGATACAGGCGCGACGGTGGACGACATTGCCGACGACCCGCGTGAGGACATAGGCAACCCTGAACGCATGCCTTTGCGGTCGCGGGACCGCAACCACTGATGCTGCCGTGGGGTGACCACCTGAAAGACAGGAGCCGTTTTATGTTCCCATGTCATGTATCCCTTGACGGGCTGTTCGGTCGAACAGGTCGCACAAACTCGTGTGGCCGGAAGGGCGACCAATCGAGGGGCGGCAATGGGTTCGTGACATGTCGTACACCGTCGCATGGGAGATAGTATACGATACGCCGCGCGGTTTGACAACCCTAAATATGAAGTGCCGAGGTTTCCTATATACTAATATAGTAATCGCCGGCACATCGGCACCCTCCGTGCGCGGGTGGCGTACGAACCAGTAACTGCACTAATGCACGTTATTTTTAGGAGAAAAAAGAAATGGCTAATTTCGTATTCAATCAGGGTAAGTTCCTCTTAGCAAACGGCAGCCTCAACCTGCTCACCGATAACGTTGCATTGTTACTGGTGACCCCGGGTTACGAGGCATCGAACACGATCGCCAACCTCGCGGATGCCAACACGGTCCACGAGATTGCGTCGTTCGAATTGACGACTGGCACAGTGTCCAACTATGCCCGCGTCGCGCTCGCATCGAAGACGGTCTCGGAGACCGACGACGCCGGCACCTCGAACGGTTTCGCGTTCTTCACCGCGGCCAACGTGACGTTCTCGACACTCGGCACGGGCAACACGGTCGGTGGTTGCGTGTTGTTCAAGCAGGGTGCAGATAACAACGCGTCGCCGGTCATTGCGTTCTACGACGTCGTGGACACCCCGACCAACGGTGGTGACATCACGATTCAGTGGGCGTCGGATGCCAACGGTGGCGTCCTCAAGCTCGCGTAGTTCGTTCCTTCCTACCTGTAAGACCCACGCGCCGCCAGGTTCTCTGGCGGCGCGTTTTTTCTTTTCCTAAATATTGGTATGGCAGCATCCTATCCGACCACCGTCAAGTCGTTTACGTCAAAAACCAACACGGTCGATACCGTCGATGCGTCCCATATCAACGCGATACAGGATGAAATTACGGCAGTCGAAAACGACCTATTGAGTACGACCCCCACCTATATCACCAAAGCCACAACAGGTATTAATGCGTCGGCACTGTCTACCGGCACGCTCGCAGTAGCACGATTAGATGCGAACGTTATTCTCACGACCAGCACGACCGGTATTAATGCATCGGCACTCTCGACCGGCACCGTACCGAATGGCCGCATCAGTGGTTCGTATACGGGGGTGACCGCGATCACCGTGTCCAATACGGCGACGGTGGGTCGCATTATCGAAAACTTTCAGACCTATGCCAGCACTATTTCGGGATCGCCGACGGTCACCTTTGATTGCACTACCGGCAATCTCTGGAATGTGACCGGCACTCTTTCGAGTAACTGGACGGCGAACTTTACAAATCTGGGGTTGAGCAATAGTTATGCCACGTCCGTGACGCTGATTGTGAATCAGGGCAGCACGGCTTATCTTCCGACAGCGGTGCAGATTGAAAGCACCGCCGTCACGCTCAACTGGCTGTCCAGTACACAACCCACACCGAATGCGAACAAGAAAGATGTGTTTGCGTTCAGTGTCCTTCAAACGGGCGCAAGTACCTATCTGGTGATGGGTCAACTCGTGTCGTTCTAATAATATGCCACTCGTTGCCTCCAGCGTGACCCGCTCATTTTTTGAAGGAAGTCGGCCCTTAGTGATTAGTAATGTGAGCCAATTGCCGAACCTTGAAGTCAATTACGCGGCGGGCACCATCGATGCGAACACGTTCAATAGCGGCGTGATTACCAGCGGTACCGAAGTGACTGCGTGGCATAATGGGGGTGGGTTGAGTTCGCACGATTGGAATAGTCAAGGTGGCAAACGCCCCGAATGGTATAGTAACATCAAAAACGGGTTGGGTGTGGTGCGGTTCAACAACACCACGTCCGGCACGCCGACGGGTGAAGATGCGGACACCGACGAATGTCTTACCATTAACCCTGTCGCGTATTTACAGTCGCTGGCGGGCGCCACACAAATTATTGTGTTTCGGTCGTTATCCACCGCGTCGGGAATTCGCTATTGCTGCTCGACGGATGTCCACGGGTTTGAGTGGGGGCAGTCCAACACAACGTGGATCGGAGGGTTTGCGGGCGCGACGTTCACTGTCGATACCGTAGTCGCCGATACGAACTTTCATTATGTCACGTTACTGTATGATGGCAGTCAAACGGGGAATGCGAATCGGCTCAAAGTGCGGCTCGATGGAGCCCCCGCGACGTTGACCTTTACGGGCACCGTGGGCACGGCGACTTCCAGTACAGCCAAATATTTTCATGGGGGTGCGACTGGCACCGGGGCGTCCAACCAAACAAACTTCTGGATTGGGGATATTGGACAACTATTGGTCTGGACGCGAACGCTCACGGTATCAGAACTGGTCGCCGCAGAAACCTATCTCAAAAACCTATGGGCAATCTAATATTCCCATACGACTAAATATCTTATATGCCGTTACTTGACTTTCTCGCCACCAGCAACACATTCCGTCAGTGGTTGGCCACGACCAACAACCTAATTAGCACCATTAGCAATACCAGTGTGTTTGTGTTGGTGTCGCAGAACGCCACCCCCGATACGACGACGGGGAATGTGTCGATCAACGGCACGATGACCATTGCGACGGTGACCGCGAATGGCACCATCACCGCGAATGTGTTTTCGGGCAATGGTGTCTCGCTCACCACGCTAAATGCGAGTGCGCTTGCGACGGGGACGGTACCGGATGCTCGACTCTCCGGCACCTATACGCTCATTACGGCCAACAATAGCACCTATGCCTTCGGGAAGAGCGAAGGGGCACTGAATGTTAATAGTGCGACGCAGGCCACAAACGCCACGAATCTGAACAGCGAGCCAGGATCATACTACACCAACGCCAGCAACTTGAGCACGGGTACATTAGCCATTGCACGGTTAGACGCGAACGTCATTTTGACCACCAGCACGACAGGCATCAATGCGTCGGCGTTGTCGACGGGTACGATGTCGCTGGATCGGTTGGATGCGAATGTCATTCTGACGACTACCACAACTGGCATTAACGCATCGGCGTTATCTATTGGTACCGTACCACTGGGTCAGTTGGATGCGAACGTTTTACTAACGACGAGTACCACGGGCATCAATGCATCGGCTTTGTCCACGGGCACGGTGCCATTGGCACGGCTCAGTTCTGCCAACACCACTGCTAATGGCGCGGTGGATACCACCACACAAACATTTGCGGGAGACAAGACATTCCAGAATGCAGCGTCATTTAGTAATACCGTGAGCATTACCGGTGCGGCGAATACATTATCAACACTGGGTATCGGTGGCACGTTGAATGCTCTCGGCTTACTGGGCGTGTCGGGCAACGCGACGTTTGGGCAAGATGTGGTCGTTACTGGAAACTTAACGATCAGCGGCACGACGACGTATATCAATACCACCAATTTACAGATTGGCGATAATATTATCGCCTTAAATGCGGATCTGCCGTCAGGAAATGCCCCAACCGAAAACGCCGGGATCGAAGTTAATCGCGGATCATCAGCGAACACATACCTGCGATGGAATGAAATGGGTGATGTGTGGGAAGTCACCAATGACGGCACCAACTACGGCACCGTCATTGATACGCGATCAACCACGGGGGTGAATGCGTCGGCGTTGTCCACGGGCACATTACCCGATGGTCGATTATCGGGTGCGTATACCGGGGTGACCTCATTAGCGTTGGGCGCGAATGTCGTCGCGAATGTGACCACGGTGTTCGTGGGGAATAGTACGGCGAATGTGAGTCATACGGCCACGTCGGTGTCGGTGGCGAACAGTACTAACACCGCGACGTTGACGTCAACGTCCTTGACGATTGGTGGGACGATTGCGAACACCACCGCACTGGTAGTACCCGCGACATCAAAAGTGTACTTGGATGGCGGTGGGGATACGTACATCACCGAGTCCAGCGCGAATGTGTTGTCGCTCTACAGCGGTGACGTGGAAAGCAAGCTAACCAGTGGAGTCCTTACCGTGTCAGGTTTCGGGACGCACAGCTTCAGTGCGGGCGGGACAGGGGCAAATCAGCTCAACATCCGCAACACGACGGCGGGCACCGGGAACTACGCGGCACTCAATCTGGGCAACGATTCGTCGGCCACACGACTGGCGGCATACGCGACATCGTCCACCTATACCCCCGTGTCGTTCGACCCGCAAGACGGTGGGGTCATTGTGACCAATGGCGCGGGTGGGTTGTCGATTGCAGCAAGCAGCGGCTCCGGCGACGTCCGCATCTACTCTCGCAACGCCCTCGCCCTCACCCTTGGCGCCAGCCAAGCGGCGACGTTCACGGGTACTATCGCGTGGGGCGGCGGCTCGGCCATCACATCATCCGATCATGTCGCGGTGCTGGCCGACAATGAGACGGTGACGGGGGCGTGGACCTTCAGTGCTGCCCCAGCAGTAACCATCAGCGGCACCGACAACACAAACCTCGCACTGATCAACTCCAACAACAACGCCGGGGTCGCCACCTCCGTGGCAATGCAGTTGTCGTTTACCAACAGCGTGCGACAGGAAAACGCCTTCATTCGGCTAACGGAAGCGGGTGTTAATAGCGATGCGGGCACGCTGACATTCGTGGTGCCACAGTCTGGGGGAAGCGCAACAAACACATGGACATTTGCGGGGGCGAGCGGGGCGACCACCCTTCCGGGCACCCTCGCATGGGGCGGCGGGTCCGCCATCTCCAGCAGCAGCAATGTGGCGCTGTTGAATGCGGCGAATGTGTTCACCAACAACAACACATTCGCCGAGGACGTTCGTATCTATCGTTCGGCTGGAACCACCACGGGCTACATTAACTTTGGGGCCTCTGGAACAAATTACTTCGGGTATTCCGGGTCAGGGTTTGTGGCGAATGGATCACTACTTGTCGGCTCCCTCCTCACCGTCTCCGGCTTCGGGACGCACTCGTTTAGTGCGGGAGGGACGGGCGGGCAGAGCCTTGAAGTAACGAATACCACAAGCGGCACAGGAAACTTTGCGCGTGTGTATGTCACAGCAGGCACAAGTTCTGTTTTATTCGGGGCGTTGTCTCAAGGGTTTACAACGTCTGGGGTGAATGTCCAAAGTGGGGCTGTGCTGAATGCGGAAGGCGCAGGGGGGTTGTCGTTGGCCGC